TTGCAAAAGATTCTCTATCTGCGTCACTTGTAAAAGCACTAACAGATTTTAGGTTATGGTTTACTATTGTTTCTATAAGTTTTCTTATATCATTAGGGTCTTGTTTTTTTGAGATTGAATCAAGTAGGGATCCACTCATAATTTCCCAAACCCCCTCTTCTGTTTGTACCACTCCCAAACTATCAAATAGAGTCTCTGCATTTGGAACGTCGCCTACCCACTCCGTGAAAGCAGCAGGCCCCCAGGGTGTATCCAATGAAAGCATCATATCTGGAAGAGTATCCACAAGATTTTGTGTTGCGTTCTGTACTGTTTCTGTTGCCGAGTCTAGTACATAGGCATGACTATCTCTTGCTGCTTTACTATCAACCTCAACAAATCTTCTTATTGCGTATTCCATTTGTGTTGATTTGGTATCTCTATAAGACAAGATTTGTTCTTTTAGTTCATTCAGTTTGGAATCTCCCTGAAGAGCAGTGTAGTATGCCTCAGGATTTAATAGAAGATGTTTTGGGTCTGATTCAAACCTAGTTATCTCTCGGTTGTATTCCTCCATTAGTTCTGATATACGACCATCCACATCTTTGTTTCTTGTTGCAAGTATTCCTGTCCTTATTTCAGCAGCCTGTGCAGTTCCTCTTTTTGTCTTCATTCCATTTAGGATTGATTCCTGCATTCTAAGGTTTAAGGCAGAAAACGATTCTGGGCTGGATATATCGTTCTCCACTCCACCCCACTCAAACGTTCCCTTTCCATCTAACTGGGCTTGTTCAAGTTCAGCCTGAGCAGTCTGATATTCAAACAACTTGTCTTGATCATGTTGGTCATTTTTTTCTTGCTCTGCTCGTTTTCTTTGTCTCTCTGCTGCTTCCATTTGGGCAGGAAACGTGAAGATGCTCATTGCGGATTGAGCCATGGATGCCAGATTACCATAGAGATATTCTTCCTGTGACTGGCTTGGTAGTTGGCCATACACATCACCTAGTTGGATCTGACCACCCTGTACAGTTCCCTGTCCATAGTATTGAGGTGATGGTGTTACTATATCCGTGGTTGGCGCAACTGCTTCGGGTCTGATCATCCTTGGATCAATCATTGTCATCCTCCTCCTAGATTAGTGGTTACTGTTCCGCCCTTCCCACTGAATGTAGATAGACCAACACCATGGAGTTGTGCAAACGAACCAAGACCAGCAGCAGTTCCTCCTAGGGTTCCTGCAATGATGTTCAATGCTCCATAGGACTCTCCAATTGGCTTCTGGCTGGAAAGTTGCATGTTTGGAATGATGAGGTCAAATCGTTGCTGAGCCATCATGTTTTGCATTTGTCTTTGGATGTTTGCTTCTGTTTGTTTGAAATTCCGATCTGATTGCAGTGCTTGTCCCAAGAAGTTTAGGCTTTGTGACAGACTTAATGCCTTTGCTGTTCCTCCAGTTATCCTAGATGAAGCAAGTCTTTGCCCTACTGCTCCCTTCATTTGCCGATATGTCTTGCTCATTTCTCCATCAACAAATGATTTTTGTCTGTCAAGAACTTTTAGAGAATCGCTTTCATAAAGATATGCAGCCCTTTGGATTGCAGCGTTTCGCTCTCGTTGCTGCATCTCATTGTAGGATGCATTGAAGAGTTCCTTGCCATTGTTGATGGCCTTCTGCATCTCACCTTGAACCCAAGCCTGTTGTGCTTGTTGTTCCCTTCTTCTGGCGGCGGCGTTTCCAGCAATGCCTTGGAATATGCCACCTAGAATTCCAGCACCCAATGAAAGTTCTGCAAACATAGTATTATCTCCTTAGTGCCATCCCCATTGATTCTTCTTTACATTGATTTTTTTAGCCGTGAGTTCCCGGATTGCTCCGCTGTGTGGAATCCATTCGGATGCACGGAAATTACTAGCCCAACTAGCGATCGTTCGTTCCCATTCCTTCTTCTTGTTTTCCTTCACCAACTTGTCCGTGTTGTATTGCATCATGTCCTTATAGAAGTCCACGGCACTTGACAATGCGTCCACCCTGTCGTCGTGCTTAAGACACCCACGCTCATCCGTAAGCCTTGTAAGTTGGATCTGGTTCTTCTCATCCTTGGCTACCCGCCGATCAAACACAAGCCGATGTTGTGCTATCACAGGCTCAAGGACTTCAAGCATTCTGGCTTCCTTCCTACCCGAGACCTTGAATTCCTCGATCCCAATGCGACCGCAATGTTCGATGAGGAATGGGGTAATGACCTTTGAGAATAGACCATCGCCAAAGTTTGATTCGATCCTCACCATCTTTATCCTGTATTCAACACAAAGTTTGGCTATCTTGTTAAGCACGACATCGCTGTAGCCTCCCTCCCATCCCGTGAGTTCATGAATGTAGATCATGCCTCCCGCCGTGGACGCGATGCACACGGCTGTCTCATCGGCTCCCCTGCCAGATGGATCTATGACCATGTGTCTATGTTGATAGTCAACATATTGATTTGATATGTGCATGGGTTCCATGATCATGTCACCACCAAGACCCCAACTGGGCATCTTCTTGTTTGCGTTCTGCCCCTGCCATATGACCTTCTCTGGTGCCTTGTCGTGTGACACATCGAACACGATGAGGTCTGCCAACTTGAGTGGGTATTTGTCGATGTCGGACAAGGTGGTATCAAGCATGTACTGCAAGGCAAATGCCTTGGGTCCGATCTTGGCTTTGCGCTCCATGAGTATTTCGGTGTCGAAACGCTCAGGTTGGGTGGACTCTCCCGGAGGAAAACCAAGATCCCACACCCAATCAGCCACATCCTCGGACTCACCGGGCAGGCTAGGATCAGGCATCAGGGCAGGATACTTGATCATTGGGTATGACTGCTTGAGTACCGTGTAGACCGATTCCGCAGAGTGCGGGGTACCTAGAAAGATAACTCTCGATCCCTTGTTCCTGACGGATTCAAGTTCCGTCAACTTGTGCAACATGCTCTCCCTTGCCTCCACTGTCTGGGTGTTGGTGGAGATCTCTACGTCATCGCAGATGATGAGGTCTGCGTGTAGACCAGTGATCTGGGAGGTCGAGCCTCTTGCCGTGCAGGACAGATCCTGAGTGAAGGATGTCCTGATGTTGTGATTGAACCCAAGTGCCGAGTCCTTGGTATGCTCGTCTGGGATCATGTGATTGCAGTAGGGAACCATGTTCAGGATCTTCCTAGTCTGGGAGATGAACTCGATTGCCTTCTGCTGGGTTGCGGACATGACGAGGATTGTCTTGTTTGGATTGCTCATCATGAACCACGAAGCAAACATGGCGGTGAGCGTTGACTTCCCTGTCCCACGCCCAGCCGCCAAGATAAAATCATTAGGTCCATACTGAAGTTGTCTTGCGATCTCGTACTGCATTGGGGTAGGCTCTCCAAGCCCTAGGTGCTTCATGCAGAAGAACACATGGTTCCTGAAATCATTTAAGACTTCTTCAGTAGGTGGTATCAATAGGTTGATTCCCTGATCTTGAAGGGTGAAGCCTCGGACATAGCCTTGGTGACTTCCTCAAGAGCATCCTTGGAAATGCCGTCAGCAGCCAGTCTATTGTCATTGACAATGCCACGGACTACGGTATAGAGTCCGGGAGTACACTTGTCTGGATCCTTGAGGTCTCGGACAAGGGCATCAAGAAGCATCTCATTGAGAATGTTTACTTTGCTTTTCATTTAAGGCTCCCTCTGTGAATTAGTTCCATGATCTTAGAAATGGGAAATACACAACCTAAAAAGTAACCCAATAGACCCACCAGTCCGGCAAACCACACACTTCCTAGAAATGATTCCATTACTTTTTCTCCTTTCGATATGCAGCATCGAAGTCTTTGTCCGTAGCCCTTAATACAGCAACGGCTTCTTCGACACTTGTTTCTGAGTTGGGATCCTGTGCTTCGATCATCAACTTGGCAGCATCCCTTTTTCCAGATGGAATGAGTGATGCAAATGATCTCATAAAGGCTCTTATTGGTGTCCCCAATCCTAGGTACCACAGAAGAGCAAATGTCCCTACGACTGCCAGAGACATAAGTCCGTATTCTAGGATTGGAACCCACCATGGTACGGCGTCCTCTATGTCAGGCAGCAGTTCCACTGTGTCATGTACTATGTCTATTATCCTTGATTGCTCTTTGGATCCAGCCCTAGCCTGATCCCCAATGAGCAGAACATCAATATGCTCTGTTTTAAGTGTTTCATTGGCAATAATATCGAAGCGTTCCTTGCTTGATTGAGCAGTCTTGGCCGCTTCTGTCATGTTTCTTGCTATTAATTTGGAGGGAGAACACCCACTACTTAATAGACTCAAGGCGATCAATGCGTAGCCTAAGTGCATCTATTCTCTCCTTAATGGTTGCGTCTGTTGCAGCAAACTCGATCTGAGACTTGACAATACTCTCAACGATTTCCTTAAGTTCCTTGAGTTGCTGATTATTGTATGTTTGTGTTGCTTGGTATTCTCCTATTCTGACGAACAGACTAGCGAGTCCTATAGCAATAACGATTATCTGCAACACTTGCAAGATGATTGTCACATGTGGGTTTTTTTGTTCCATTCCTCCTCCTTTTAGTTGTCTTGTCTGGCTATTTCAATTTCATCCTTTACTAATTCACATCTTTCTATTCCAAATAAATCAAGTTGACGACAGATAAAACCATGCCAATTACTTCCCTCAAACCAATCTATTTGTGGTGCATTTGGCATTCCTGCAAAACGCCATTCAATATTTGCTCTTGATCTAGTTAACGCATCTGGGTTTGCTACACAACTACCCGTGCATGATGGATTTGGCAGCGATGCAGAAAATGGTCCTCTTCCGTGGTAAGAAATCCCAGACGACACCCACGACATTAGTTGATCAAGGTAATAATATGCTGCTGTCCAAAAGGACCAGTAGTTTGGTATTAGTCTTTTACCGATTGTCTCTGAGGGTAAGGAATACAGCGTTGCTTCTTCTTGTGTTACTTTGTCTAGTATAGCATCTACATATATTGTCTTGTAGTCAAAAACATCTGTAGCCAACCCATTAAATCTATGATCATCAAATCCACCAAAGTCAAAACACAATTCCGTACCTACCGATGCTTTAGTTCCAAACCTTTTCCAGTTAGCAAACCAGTTTATTCTGTTTGCTTTGTATGTAGAGTCCATGGCATCCGGGTAATTGCAATATCTGGATCCGTCGCTGGACCAACCATTGGTTAATGCAAAGGAGTCTATTGATGTGTATCCATTTGGGTGTATTAAATCAAGTGTTCTCTCGATAGAATAAACAGGGAAATAAGATTGATGGACCACAACATCAACATTGTTCTGTATACCTGCGCTGTTTGAGCATTTTTCAAAAGCAACTGCATTTGCTCTTGCTTGGTAGGTTCCATAGGGATAGGCACCCATACCGTAAGTCCATGTTGGAAGCGGATCTGGAATACTGACCGTAGTTCCAACTTCTCTGTGAAGTACATGTCCATTTATTGTTCTCAATCCCTCTACTGCTTGCTGATAAGAATGATTCAAGCCAAAAGGTGGTGTTCCGTCTGAATCCAATGAAACCGGGTTGTTGTTGTTCCACCACCCTACACCGATTAATGGCACAGGACTTGTTGAGGTTTTCCACCAGTTTGCGATTTTTGCGTCTGGTATTTGTTGTTTTAGCCAAACAGCAACATCGTTATTTGCTTTTAAACAAGAGTCGTGTAGTTGGTGGTATGTTATTGTTGAACTTGTTGCATTTGGGTAATAGTGCAAAACAGTATTAATTACCTGTTGAGTAGCCGTGTCTATATTATTGGGATTATCTCTCTTTAAAAAAATGTAATTCAATGGAACTTGAACATTTGAGTCCTTTCCTCCACGAAGAATTGCTTCAACAGATGGGTAATTCTCTATGTTTATAGATGGTCCCCAGTCCCAGTTAAATGATGTTGTTGGATTAGTGCTTACTTTGTTTTGCCACGAAGATATAACGCCTGTAAATGCGTTCTGTGCGTGAGTAATAATCGTTTCACTTCCCCCACTGCTTCCAACGCCCGTATTCATTCCAAACTTTACTCCCAAGTTTCTATATGAACTTTCAATATTTAATGATTGAACAGGAACATTGTTATTATATTTTTGATCAAATCGTAAGGACAGTAGTTGTTGGTCTGTTCCTTGATTAAAGATGATTATTGTCGTTGTTTCTTCTTCTACATTTGGATAAACAGATACAGCAACACCAGATGCATTTCGTATCCAAATGTCACTGATCTTTCTTGCCTGTCCTTGACTTCTTATCCAAACATCTCGTATTTCAAGTGGTTGTCCATTTGAATCCCGTATCCATAACTTGTTCATTATGCCTGAGCCTTTCTAAATATGATCTGCCCCTCTGGACCAGTTGCCTCAGGTGCATTACCTGCTTCAATCACAACAAAGTAAGGTGATGCGTTTGCGTATGAATGGTTTGCGGTTGCGGTTATTCTTAGTGGTTTGCTTACCACTGGATTTACTCTTTCTACTGCACCAATCTCATAGGAATTAAGACCATCACCACCAAGACCATTACCCGGTGCTGCGGTAGTCAGGGTTGTTGTGTGGTGTCGGCTTACATGTGCAGGAAGGTCTGATGCGATTGCAGGTTGAACATTAGTGATGAAACCACCAGCAACTTGAATCTTATGAAGACCTAAGGCTAGGGTTGGGTTGGTTGAAACATACACATCTTGTCGTCTTACTATATGCGTATTGGCTGAGGGGGCTGTAGCAACAGTAGCATTTGTAAATGTACCCAGTGCAGATGTGATTGATGTTGTGAAGTTTCCTGTTCCTATGGTTGATGAAGTTCCTGTTATTGTTCCTAACGTAGATGTTCCGGGAACTGAGATGCTTCCATTGAATGTTGCAAGTCCCGTGAATGTTGATGTACCACCTACAGAAAGAGTTGTTGGGCTTAACGACACAATTGCCAGTGTTCCAGAAACATCCAAATCAACCGTCCATGTCTTCTTGATTCTATTGCTTGTTGATCCTATTGAATGCTGGTTGTTTATGCTAGGAACAAAGTTACCACCAAGTGTTGTGCTTCCAATGGTACACCCAGCGTCGGCTATGATTGTGTTTCCGGTTGTTGTTTCAAACCTAGGACTCCTAATCTTGTCAGGATATACAATGGATTCGTTGGATGGAGATTTTGAGATGATCTCTGCTTTGTCATTTGCATTTCCCTGAACAGTAAGTGTTGATTTAGTTGAATCTGAAGGACTACCCAATGTAAATGAGTAAGGAGACCATGATGTGCTTGTCGATCCCAATGATTCTACAAATAACCCATTATTTTTTGAAATAAAGAATCCCGTAAAATCAGACTCTACGCAATTACACTCTCCAGAAGAACCACCAACCACAACTTCAATAAGATCGAAATTTTGTGGCATGTTTTTTCCTTTATGGGGTTGGCTCTGGATCCGGCTCTGATGGGGTTGGCTCTGGATCCGGCTCCGGTGGGGGCGGAGGCGTGTACTCGATGTCCTTCAGGTCACTTGCCGACTGAAGCATGTTCGACGCGCTTGCGATGAGCAGGTCGATCCATGCCTCATCGGCCTCGCTCCGAGGCGCAATCACGGAAAACTGGGCTGCAAGAGCCGCCATGCGAGAGGAGATCCCACTGATGCTTCGTGCAATGCTTGAATAGTGGTCTGAACGATCTGCTGCAATTTGTAGTTCCGTCATAAGTTTCCTTTCAATAGTAGTAGAGAGTTATGTTTAGGGTGCGCAGTGCTTGTATGGGTGAGCGGCTGGAAGATTGATGGCGAGTCCCCATCTGTGGGCAAGATAGCCCTCGATCTTCTCTCGGTCAGCGGTTGATACCGCCTTGTTGAGCATGATCACCTCTCCGATGGAGTATTCGTAGGTAGCGGCTCCAAACTTGTTTCCAAAGAACCCGACTCGTTGCGGGGACACATTGGAGTACTTGTGTCCCACCGTTCCGAAGGTCGTCTGCTCATAGGTGGTTCCATTTACGGACAACAGCAACTTGGTCCCGATGTCTGCAACTCCTCCTAGAACCACCGTGGTTCCCCTAGCCGCCGTTCCATTCGTCACATTTATGTCGGTCCCGGTATCGTTTCCACTGGTGTTCTGGCCCGGGGCAGAGGAGACTCGGTACTTGTTGTCCGATCTTTGCTCCAGCGTGAACCGAATTCCGTTGTGCGACCATCGCGTGATCATGAGCAGGTCTTGGTTTGCTGATGCCTTGTCGGGACGCACCACCATGAATGCCGTGAATCCCGCGACATCCGTGCAGATGGTGGCTTGGTTGTCCTTTCCGAGGTAGTCTGACGTACCCTTTATCATGGCCAAGTCGTTGAACTCGTTTGTCTCATACTTGGGACGCGAGGTCGTCGATGTGTTTGCGTAGTTCAAGGACAGCGACCCACCCGAAGGCTCCCAACGACCAACGTCTGAGCCATCGGTCGTGACGTTCGATCCCCCGGTGGCCGCGTTGAACAATTCATCCGTGTCCGTGGCGTCGTACCAGACCAAGAGGTCGGTCAAGTCGGTCGGCAGCCAAGTTCCTCCTTCGCTCGTAGTGGAGGAGTCTGCATATCTCAGGATCACGACGCCTGAGCCGCCTGCGCCTCCAGTACCCTGTTGTGACCCCCCGCCCCCTCCTCCAGTGTTGGCTGTCGCAGCAGTTGGGGTTGCCGTGCTGCCGCCGTTGGCTCCTCCTCCTAGTCCTCCGATTCCGATTCCAGTTGTAGTCGCTCCGCCACCCCCGCCTCCTGCGTAGTAGTTTCCATTCAACCACTCTCTTCCCTTGCCACCGGCACCTCCTACTGAGGCTGCGCCATTTCCACCAGCACCTCCCGCGCCGCCACCGCCGCCGGATGATGAACTTGTTTGGCCATGCGTTCCGCCGCCTTGTCCACCTGCGTTGCCGTACTTGGTTCCGGTGCCGCTGTAGGTGTCTGCGGAACCTGTTTGTGTTGGTTCGCTTGAGCCTGCGCCACCGCCGCTGCCGCCACTCTTTGCCCGTTGATTGGCGACGTTAGCGAACGGCCAGCCGCCACCACCCCCTCCGGTCGCGGTGATGCTGATCGCCGTGCCGGTTGAGTTGATGAACGACGAATTGCTTCCGTTTGTGCCTACTGCTTCCTGGCCCCCTGCTCCTCCAGCACCTACCGTCACCGTGTAGTCACCGGCTGCCAACGTAGCCGAGTGTTCTATCATGGCACCCGCGCCGCCTGCGCCACCTGCACCAGTCGTCTGCGCTCTTGAACTACCGCCCCCACCGCCGCCAACGACGAGGATGTCTATTGTGCCGCCTGTGGTGACGGTGAAGGTGCCACTTGAGTTGAAAACGTGGTACTTGTAGCCACAGAATGTGGTGGCCTCGGTGCCGCCGGTGGCTGCCACCAAATTCGATGACGAAGGCCAATATAGCCAAGTTGGAGGCGTCATGAGATTGCTCCGGTGGCGGCGGTGTACTTGATGCAGAACTGCACCCTGACAGCCGTGCTGTTGCTGCTGATCGTCACCACCACTTTGTCGTTTGCCGTCAAGTTCTTGTAGGTGCTGTTGAGGTCGCCGCCGGACTTGGTGGCGATCGTGGAAGACACGCTCACGCTGCCGACGATCGTGTTGGAACCGTTCTTCAACGCCGCCGTGCAGGTGCCGCTTGACGAGATGATGGAGAACTCGGTGACCACGCGGGCGAGCGGCACGCGGAGGTCGATGGTGTAGTCCTGATTTGCCGCAGAGGCGATCTCGCCTACATAGGAGTCGGTCAACCCGTGCGTGTGCGCGGTCGGAGTGCGGGCGTCGCTCAGACGCGAGTCATTGCCTTGGCAGAACGTGCCCGAGGTCGTTCCAAACGACCCTGCCTCAAGCACCCCAGATGCGCCGGTCTTGATCGGAAGGTCTGCCGTGGTGCCGATTGCTCCGACGTTGCTTATCCCGCCGTGAACGTGACTAGTAGGCGTCCGTGCATCACTGAGTCGCGCGTCGTTCCCGACGCAGGCCGTGCTGCTGCTGGTGCCGTAGTCTACGGCAAAGGTGCGATTTGCCGAGAGGTTGCCGCCGCCGGTCAAACCTGTGCCAGCGGTCAGCGTGATTGACTGCAAGGCAAGGGCGTTTGCCAAGTCGAGTTGCTTATTGAGGTTGATGGTGAACGCCGAGGCCAGTCCAATCTCCTCGGCGCTGCCGCTTGTGGCGGCAGAGCGACCCACGATCATCGGCCCCGTCACGTTCTGCAACTTGGCGAAGGTCACCGCGTCATCCGCAATTTTTGCCGAGGTCACCGCTGAGTTGGCAATCGTCGTGGCGTTTGAGTTTGCGCTTGCGGTCACATCGCCGGTCAGGGCGGCTCGCTGGAAGGCAACTTGTCCAGCCGTGTCCCAATTTGCGGTGATTGAGGTTGAATCTGTCACGACTCGTTCAGCCGACAATCCGCCGTTTGATGATTTTGTCAGGTAATCGGCGTCGGATGGGGCACCTGATCCTCCTGAAGCGGTGGCATCGTCGGCAGGAGACCACGCAGTGCCGTTCCATTTGATGACTTGATTGGTAGTTGCCCCGGATTGTGCAATCTTTGCCATCGTGACTGCTCCACTTTCGATTGCAGCGGCAGTTACTGAGTTGTTTGGCAGACTTACGCTAAGACCATCCGCGTCTCTAACAATGCCCCCATTGGTCTTGGTCTTTGCACGAAGTTGTTCAGTGGCAAATTCAAGACCAGAGTTGGTTGCTAGATCTATGTGAAACGTGCGATTTGCCGTTAAGTCGCCGCCGCCAGAAATACCGTCTCCGGTTGTAATGGTGCGGCTTGATGATGCAAAATCGCTGGTTGACGATGTTGCAGCACTTCCCAGTCCTAGGGTTGTCCTTGCAGTGCTGGCATTTGCGTCATCAATTAGAGTCAATCCAAATGCAGATGCAGCAGACGATGCGATGAAGTCTGTTGATGAAGCAGATGCAGCAGTTCCCAGAGTTGGTTTGTTCAGGATTTGAGCATCACCAGAGATAGCATTCCAATCAGCATTTACATTTACTTCTGCACCACTGGCAATTCCATTTAACTTTGTTTTATCCGAAGAAGACATAAAACCACTTGCTGATGTAGTTGCATCGCTATGGCTGTGATTACCTAGGGATACTGTTGAAGATGTTGTTCCGGTTGGTATTCTTGAGATATTAAAAGTACCGCTAGTTATATCTCCAGCAACATGGGAATGACCAACATCTGATTTGTTAGCCAATGCGTTTACAAGGTCTGTTTGCGAGGAAAGAGTTCCTGAGATTGCTCCCCAAGCAGAGGAACCAGCCACTACAGAGGTCCACTTGACCCCTAAGTTTTGGGTAGAATCTACGACAAGGTATTGACCATTGGATCCAATAGGAAGTCTGTCGGCTGTGTTTGCTCCAGTTGCTACTACTAGGTCTCCCTTACTATCCCAAATAGTATCCGTCTTTACATTTCCAGAACTAGGAACTCCAGAATCAGAGGTAGGTAGTTTATGGGCACGGGATGTTATAACAAATAAAGAAGTGCTTGATATAGCAATTCCTACGGGATCGACAAGATCTCCGTAATCTGTTGGTCGTGTATCAGTTATTGAACCAGCAGTATTCTTGCTTAACCAATACCAGTTACCTATCTCTAGTCCACTGTATCCTGCTACAGTACCAAAAAATACAACAGAAAAAGATTGGTTAGGAGCAGTACCACTTACATTATCTACAACACCAACAGCAAGAGTTAGTTTGTTATTTGCTTGAGATTTTGTCCACAACCCCGTTGCATTATCAAGATAAACCACATCTCTGTTTGATAGCGATGTGTTTGATCCCGTTACTGATATGATTATTTTATTTGTTGATGGAACTCCAGAACTCGCAATAACCTTTCCGTTTGCGTTTGTCGATAAATAGTCTGCGTTTGTTATTTGTGGAAGAACTAATTCATATGTATTTAAAGTCCCAGATGTAGTTATATTCCCAACAGTTTCGATATTTCCTGTCGTTGCAAATAAATTAAGTTTAGATACAAAGGGTGAATTACAAGATGCAAGAGTTCCAAATTTAGCATCTCTTCCAAACCTTACTTCCGTAAAGGGAGGCTCACCATTGCTATCAAGTGTGGCGGTGCCATAACAGTTTTGTGTCTCTGTTCCAGAAAACCATACAAGTTTGTTGATGAACTCTACTGTTCCTCCATCAACATAATGACTTGCTGCTCCTGTAAAGACACTGGTGTCATTGATTCTAAACAGAACATTAGATGTATTGCTTGATGCTGTTGACTTAACAACCTCAAAAGCATTGTTACTGGATCGTCCTTTTACAGACAGAACCGGAGTATTGGCTACTGAATCAAAGGGAGTAAAGTTTAACCAGTTTGATCCTGATAGATATGAACTTCCCTTTGTCCATAACTTTGATCCTGTGTTTAAAACAAGTTCGTTTTCCCCCGTGAATTGGATTGCTGGTTGCTTGGAGTTATCATGTATTACAAAGGTGTCCACAGCCTGCTGTGAATGTGGGAATATTGCAAGACCGTATGATGTCTTGTTCTTGATCTCGATTGTATTCCACTTTATCGCAGTGTTGTTTAAGCCCGGAAACTTTCGTATATAGTTTAGGTTTTCTAATACATTGTTGTTTTGCGTCAACGACCAATAAGATGAACCCGGTCCAGTCTCAGATGGTTGAAGCCCAGTATTTGCTGTGTGGTCTACTGTACAATACCAAATAAGAACTTCATTGGATTCGGTAAAGGGATCATTATGAATGACAACCGCACCTTCAGTGTATTCCTCTCCGCTTACCCACGCTGGGACGATTGTTTGTGCATCAAAAAACCCATCAATCTGGGTCTTTGTATAATAACCGCTTAGTTGTGAGGAGATGTATGAATAAATATCAGCATCTGCTACATCAAGCCTAGCCGCCTCTTCTTCAAGAAGATGAATGCATTGTAGGTTTACAACATTTAAATCACGACCACTTAGTTTTGCACCATCGTTAAACGTAATATACAAAGAAGGAGAAGTTACTCTCTTGATCTTTATTTTGTGGGTGTTTGAGTCTACATATGCTGGGACTTCTTGACCATTGCTTGTGTATGTGGCATTTTTTATGCTTACTGTTTGCGCAGTCCCATTATAGGAGGATTTCCAAGAGTTTTTTGTTAACTCAGTCCAAACACTGCTGTTTGCTGTTGTATAATAGATCCTAAGTTGGGTCACACCTATATCTGTTATGAGTTGTATGGGTGTCCAAGTAACTACGTCAACATCATATGTTCCTGTGTTCTTGATTAGTTCTACTGTAGCCATGATTACCCCTCAAATAGGTTGTTTTGTGGAGTTGTCACCGTATAAAAACTAACCCGAATGTTTGCGGGAATTCCCAAACGGATAAATTGCACGGCTGTTTCTAGGCTAAATGCTGCTGCTGATCCTCCACTTGATGGTGAACTGTCATGTACGTTGATATTCATTTGATCATAGAAGGGGGTCTTGTTGTTGGTGTTGACGGTGTTGCCGCTTTCTGGAACCGAGGCTGTTGTTGAATCCCATGCTGTACCATCATAATCAGTGATGAAATCAAGTGCAAGTTGTCTAAAGTTGCCATCATTTGTGACATAGGGATCCTTGAATACATCAATCAAACCAATTCTCTTTAGTCTTGGTATCTTGAGAACAAGATCAAAACCATTGCCTGTCTTGTTTCTTACCTCAATCCCTAGTTTCTCGTATGGATAAGTATCCCACGCTCTTACCACGTTTTCATTAAAGTCGGTAGGATACACATGGTATTGCGTACCAGCAGAGTTTGTTGCGGTACTTCCCAATCCTGTACATCCTGTTCCTCCTGCATCACAACCATCCGTGTGTTTCTCGATCTTTGCCACGATTTCGTAGCACTTGGCATCGGGACATTGAGATGTGGAAACAGAGCCTTCTGCTGAGAATTGAACCTCAAACACATACTCATCGAACATGTCTGGAAGCACACGTTCAAGATTCGTGAATACCTTGTTGGCATCTACTTTGATTGAATAACTTCCTGTCTTTGCCATTGTAATATCTTCAGCATCTGTCGTGTAATCTGTTGTACTTGATGACGCTGGAAGAATTGTGTATCCTGCTGTGGCTTCTAGGCTCAACTTGCTTGGATCAAATGGACTGTAATAACTTAAGTCATCATACTTGGCTGGAGTTGATCCTGTGCTATCTGTGTCTTGTCCGGTGATCCACCATCGCCAATAGAACCAATAGTTACCGTTTGCTCCAAGGTATGAGGAAACATCCGTTGGAATTCCTGATGCATCGATCTTTCCTAGTGTATCCATATTACCATCCCAAACAATGTAGTTTGGAGCGGTTTGCGAAGATGCATTCCACAGGTTTGCCAAGTAGTATGTTACAACACTTGGGACTTGTTTTGTGTTTGAGTAATTGCCGGTATTCAATGAATCTGTAAATTGATACTCAGCAAATATCATCTCGTTTCCATCAACATAATTAAGATAACTTGATCCAGCACTTGGATAGTCTTTAAGGGGGTGGCTTTCAGTGTAACCAAGGGTAGATCCCCAATCCGTTTTGTTGATCACACTGCGAACCCTCTTGAGATACCTGTCTGTTGTTGGATTCAGGGTTCCTGATGTAAATTCAAGACCAAACGATCTTGATTTTGAGGAACTGAACTTGAATTTGTCGATGTTGGTGATGTACAGTTTGTTCTTGCATGTTGTGCATGTTCCACTAGACCATGGTCTATAGTATGCGATGTCAGACGAATTTGGACTAGACCCAGTAAGAATACCATTTGCTCCCGGGTGATCCAAGGCGTCAAAGTCTTCAATGTCAAAGTATGCCACAGGGTAGTTTGCCATGCCTGTGATTTTTCTTCCTTCTCCTCTGCCAATCTCCCATCTAAGTGAAGTCAGGATAGTACCGCCAGTTGCCATCGTGGAATTGATTTCAGATGCTATAAAAGTTTGCAACGCACTTCCTGTGTTTCCGTTAGCCAACTGATCTGCAACCTGTTGTTGGGCTGCGTAGTAACCCAAACCAAACGATGTGATGGCATTGGGGATCAAGTCATAAGGCACGTTAGACACACAGTTGATTGTAAGCCCGGACCATTTTGTTTTTAAATCTGCGTTACAAGCCTGAACATAATAATCATCAAGGGAAGCATTTGCTGTTGTGTTGTATTCTTCAAATACCTCAAAGTACACTGGTGCAGATGGAAGCGAGGAGTTTACCCATTCGGTTCCGTTGAAGGACAGGTATTGCCCGTTGCTCAGGCTAGTGATTTCAACATTACTGAGATTATCTAGTTGAATATGTCCACCCACTTGAGCGGGTGAGGATCCAACAAAGTTGCCATTACCATCCCAAGTAAGGACATCATTTGCTGTGACTCCAGTAAGATTAAAGTTGAATGGTGAGAACGTGGCTGGCGTCACTGTGAACAAAGGATCGCCAGAACCATCGTCGTTTTGCACTTGATAATAGTTGTTGCTTGCAAACTCTTTTTCTTGGATAAGGAACAAGAGTTGGTGAAGAGAAGTGTTGAGATCCTCTGCACTTAACTTTGCCCCATCCTTGAATGTAAGGAACATTCGCTTGTCGTTGCTGCATCTTTCAAACCTGAGTTTGGCTACACCAACAACACTTACACTGGAAAGAAGAGTTATTGTTGCTGTTTGTTCATTGATTGTGAAGTCTGATTGATACGTCAGTTGTGTCTTTGCCCCTGCTCCATCTACCAGATACACACACAACTGAAGAGAATCAGGAACAGCACATAGTGTTGCTATGTTTCCATATGCATATGGTGTTTCTGTTGCTGGGTTTTCATACTCAATGATGACGGATGCCCCAAGCACAGATGGGTTGTAGTAGATTGGATCATTGGTATTATAATCATAGCACACTGTTTCTTCTCCTGTAGTGCAATCTGGATTGAATGGGTTGGGACATGGGTCCACATCATAACACCCAAACCAAATGGGAATGTATGAACCATTGCATTCATAGCAATTGGCACTGAAGTCTCCGCACTCTGGTGGGTCACATGCTCCCTGCTCTACCGCAGAACAAGAAAGCCACACATTGCTTCCGGGACACCGGCAACAGTTTATGCAGTGTGATGCTGTTGGCTCTATGTTGCAATACTCGCATGACAGGCAGAAACTGGCTGGCATTGGGAATCCATAGGGCTGGCATTCAGCATCGCAGGATGAGCAACACAAATCAGCAGGTACCCATATGCCACATCCTTCCTCCCCACTAGGACAACACTCCACACATCCGGGTTCTCCGGGAATGCAGCACACTGCCGGGCATGGCGCGTCGGGAGGAAGAAGAACGCAACCATCCCCACAAGGACAGGGAAGAAGATCATCGCAAGATCCATCACATGGATTGCATATTGACTCTCCATCGCACTCTACAAACTTCCCATATTTATCCAAGCATTTGTTTTCAATAAGAGGAGGACATGACGTTAATTCGCAAAGACTTATGTTATATGTAAAGTTACATCCTTCTGGTAGATGTTCACAAGGGAAAGATCCCGTGGTACACCATTGCACAAGAGCATCGCAAAACGGTTGTCCCATTTGGCTTGCACACTGTGAGCATACAGCACATGTAAAGCCTTCACAATCTTCTCCCACAAACTTGGAAGCCTCGCAAACATAGTTCCATAGGTTTCCATTGGTACCGCAATTAACAAGCATTTCACACAAGCCACACTCCGCTTGTCCTAGTGCAGCCGTCTTGAAGTTTGGGTTGTCAGCATTAAGTCCGGGTGATATTAAAATCTTTGGATGAGATCCATAATAACTGTTCCATTGGGCATTCTCTGTTTCTGCCTTTTCAAATGCATAATTCACCCACCTAGAGTTGGTGAACCATATTTGAGAAGGTGATCTTACCCAATCAGCCATTGTTAATCTCCTTTACTTCTGGATTGAAGTGTCGCCCTGTCTGAAGTTTCCAATCACTTCAATGGTTGTTATGTTGCATGGTGTTGGGAAATTGCTCTTGATGAATATTGATGTTGAGTCTGCATATCCTAGTATCTTTGACACGCACTCTCCCTCTCCCTCAATCCTAAGCATGCCTAGAAGATCCGTCATGTCATTGAATGAGAATGCTTCGCTTCTTACAGAAGACTTGGCTCTGTTGTATCTTTGGATCTCCAAGGTATACTGAGCAGTATTCCTATGTTTTGTTGTCATTCTCTTTAGATTGAGAACTCCGGGTCTGGCGTTGTTCTCTTGGTCTCTTACATGCAGGGGTGATAATTGAATATTCATCACATATGGACGCCCTGCCCACACACGCCTTGCTTGGTATGTTCCATTGGCTGCTCTTTCAGAAGCAAGGTTTCCGGTCACAATTAGTTCAGTCAGCAGATGTCCATCATGTTGTGCTGAGTTTACCCCAGTAGCCACATGTCTTGTGTATCTCCTGCCCTCAGACCAATCATCTGCAAGGACAATCTCTTTGGCATTTGGATCATAATAAGGAAGCCTGATGGTAGTAAGGTTGGTCTCCATGTCATAGGTTATCTTATTGGATTCAACCTTGACAAGTCTGTCGAGCAATGGAGTAGCCAAGGTCACGGGTTCAAAGGTTCCATAGTATGCATACAGCCTTTGCCCAAGTCCATTGGTTCTCTTGACAACGACATAGAAACCTGTTTCATATCCTTGTATTGCTAGGATCTGATCATTCTCGTCCAACACCCATTTGTAGAATGAGTTCTGCACCAGTTGCTGCCCATTGGTCTTCATGGTGTAGACGTACATGTGGTTCTTTTGATCCTTATCAACCATCACAAGAGAATTGTAGGAAGGGATTGCGGTGACCACTTGGTAGTTTTCTGGAAGATATCCACGGCAATGCGTGCTTAGTTCATATGCTGTTGAATACTCATTGCCAAATGCATCAGACCCACTATACAAGAACAACTTTTCCTTGTCGAAGAAGTAGATGCTTGCTCCCATCTTTACGGGATTTGCTGTGGATGCCGTTGAATAAAACGACGTACTTCTTAGTTCAATGGAAGTGGGCGACACGTTCCCCGCATCTGTTGCCGAACCACGAATCTCAAACTGATTGCCGCTTCTTGTCGTGATGAACAGGAAGTTCTGGAAAGGAGTAAGGCTCTGCACCCTGTTGAACTGCCCGGTATTTACTGAAAGATCTATGGGATCTGCATCAGTGATGTTCATTACATCCTCCAAGAAGAAGTTGAAGAACTCATTCACTCTTGATGCAAAGATGGTTGTGTCTGTGGCAACCCAGAGTCTTCCCTTCCAGAACTCCATTGCCTTGATTGTCTCATTTGCTTTGATTGCAGATGGACCGGGATTGTTGATGCTGGTTCCTGTCGTCTTTGGAATCAAGGGAGAATAATTGATTGTCCACTTGCCACTGTCTTCCTTTTTTATGATCACAGGAAATGTTCTGTGGTCTATGACGGAATTCTTGTCTTCAGATCTGACCTTTTGAAAGTAAGGTTGACCAAACTGAGAGTTGCTGACCACCCTATAAAAGCCTGATGTGAATGAGAAGTACGGATCTCTTGCATACCATATCTCACCAAGTCCTGTTGTGTCTGCATTCTCATAATTGAAGATCGAGGAATCTCCATTGATGTTCTTGAATGGGGATGTAAGATATCCAGCATCATTTACTGCTCCCGATATTCCATCCTCATTGCGGTGATAAAGATGTTGTATCATGGCTCTAGCCTTCCACCCATTGTGTGACTTAATGTCATCTGCTACTGGAGGAATAGGAACCTCAGAGAAGTTGGCAACATTATGACCAACCGAGTATGTCTCTAGGCTTATTGAGTTGACCCTGCTTTCGATATCATTTACAACATTCTTGTATCCGCCTCCATTGACAGGGTTTGCAACACACGAAATCCATTTGCTATATAGGTTATCATTATCCTTTGATGGCTCATAAGGAACGGCTTCCTTGTCCTCTTCATTTGCACCGGGAAGCCTTACCATTCCACTCCCTCCGTTTGCTGGATTTCCCAAGGCGTCTACAAAGTTCATGTCTGCTGTCTTGTATTGTATCTTGTCCCCCGAGTGAATGTATGATGGATCTGGTTCGTAGAATCCCTCAACGCAATTGGAACCGGGAGGAGCAATCTCACAAGACAACTTAACCTTGTCGGAGTTGTCTGGAAGAAACGATAGTTTCTTTTGCTTGTTCCAAAAGATAGCACCGTTTCCGAACGTGATGCTTCCCATTATGTCGGCAATGGGAAGAGATGAGTCTGATGACAGGTTGTAGTTCATGAGGTATTCCTTCATGCCTCTGTCAAAACTATCCTTATCAAAATCTTCCTCAATCCATTCCGTTGGCTCGATCCTAAAGACACGAACCATGAGGTTTGTTTGTGTTACTGCTCTGTTGATAACAATGCAGTATCTGTTCTCACCATCCAAATCAATGAAGTGGAAGTAAAGATGGTCTGGATTGAATCCAGCCTCAGCCACAACATTGGGCATGTTTAGGAAATCACCTTCCATGTTTGTCTTGATGTGGGTAAGGGGAGGTCTCTTTTCAGCGGACCTCTCAACCGTCAAGAGTACGTTGTCTGCATTCTCCACTTCTTGCGGCAGTCTCTTGGAAGAATCTCTTCTTGATACGCCACCATTAAGTGTTTGAATGGGTACTCTTACAGTCGGCATTATCTATATCTCCTTCTGGGATCTCGGAAGGTATAGTCTCTTGTTGAAGCAAGGAATGTCCCAACATCTCCATTAAGGAAGTTTCTTTTCTTGTTGGTGATGTCTGCTGCTCTTCCCTTGGACATGTAGACCATCTCTCTTTGAGCAAGATATTTGTCAACAGTGTGATCACCTTGTGTGATCATTTGATAGTCTCTTGCAGCAGATGACATGATCCCTCTTTGCATTGGAGTCTCGATGTCAGACCAATCTAGGTTTGTGATGAGCATGATCAAGATGCCATCATTGCCACCATGCCCATTCCAATCTGCGGAGTTGTCTGTGACATTGAACAGATAAGGTGGACTTCCCTTGTAGGAAGCAATCACATACTGCTCTCTGTCCTTGCTCCAAATTGGCTCAGCAAGTTCGGCATGGACCGTATGTGCTGGAAGATAGATGTATCCTTGAGCATCTGGAACATACTTGTTGTAATAGGAGTTGTTGACCAATCCTCTCATGACGAATGATGTTATTGTTTCATTTAGGATATGCTCGGCAACGCTTGTGTCAACTCCAGAATCATTCTCCAGATGGTTGACAATATGCTCACCTGACATGAGGAGCATGTGATTGACCGCATCCAATCTAGAGAATGTTCCCATATTACTTCTCCTTGTTGTAGGGCACCTTCTTGTTCAGTGCTTCTTGTCGCTTATTGCAACCACAGCCCTTCTTCTTTGGTCCAATAAGACCACCAAGTGTTGCAATGTATGCTACTTTTTCAACAGTATCACCAAGACCTTGTGACTTCTTCTTTAGTGGATTAGACACAAACCACCTCCTTTCAAAAAAAAAGAACCCTAGGAGATTTCTCTCCTAGGGTTCCAGATAGTTAAGATGTGTATTTAATTATGTTTCACCGCTAGGTATTCCTCCGGCGGTTCGGGTTGTGAGGACGAGGTGGCCGTCCCTTGGCGGTACGACGCCCAGCCAACCCAAAGCCGGGAGTCATATACATGTTCGCAAACTGATTTGCCCGAACTGCGTCGGCGTTCATCTCACGGGCGGAAAACATGTACCCGGAGTTCAGCATCTTATTGTACTCAGCCGCGGAAATCTGGGAAACCCGTCCCGTATTGCTGGTCGTTTTCTTGGTGGGTTTCTTCTTAGACATAATTCAGTCTCCTTAGTTGGGGAAGATATTTAATTATGTTTCACCGCTAGGTATTCAGTCGAGTCTTGCTCCACAAATAGCAGCGCAGAGTTCGGGACGAAGAACGCCACCACCACGCATGACGGATGCTACTGTGAACTGGGTGTTACGACGAACGTCGCGGATGCTGTCAACCTTCATGCCTTGTAGGCTGAGTGATGCAACCGCATCCTTCTGCCAGATAAGAGCCTTGATGGGGAACATAGCATCAAATGCACCTGCGTTCCCTGCTGAAGCACCAACAGTAGAGAAACGGAGCCAATCGAAGTTGTACTTGGCATCGCCAAGATCTTTAATCTTCTTAAGTTGGTTTCCGTTTGCTGCGGCTGAAGAAGAGGTGCTGAATGCAGTTGCACCAGTGGGATCGACAATAATGTTTTCTAGGGAATTGGAAATCTGACCGGGGGACGCGGATGCAGCGGCAGCGACGGTATAATCAGTTCCGTCTAGTTCAACGGTCTGATTAAGAAGGTGATTGGTCTTGATGATGGTTGCACCCATGTAGGTAAGAGAGTCGGTAAGGGCATTCATACCTACGGTGTATGGGGCACCAAGACCACCAGCAGCAGCAACACCACCAAACAAAGGTTGCAGATTTCCGGCGTCCGTGGCGGTGCGTGCAATGCCAAGGGCACGAATGTCTTGGAAAGCACGCGGAGATACTGCAACATAAACGCCATTGGTTGGTGCATCGATCTCCTGTAGACGAACCATGTACTTCTCGATATACTCTAGAAGAAGAAGTGCTGCGTTGTTTCGTTGGGTTGTTGTAGAAGCGGAACTTGATGAACCAAGGTGGTTGAACGTAGTGGAAGCAGGCATGTCAGGGAAGGATGCTGCACTAGAAAGGTCTGATGCAGTAGTAGCACCTGCGAAGTTACCACCCTTGCTTACTGCTGGGTTGCGCGCTGGCATAAATGCTGCCTGAGCAATGAGACATGCAACCTGCTTGTCTCTTGCGTTGGCAAGCGTTAGACCAGCCTGACGAGCGAGTTCTGCACGGTACTCCCACTGAGTGAGCATGAGCGAAATATCGTCAAGTTCAAAGTAGGATGCCATGGGTCTGGAGTCGAGCGAGATGTCGAACCAACCGGGTACAGAAATAGCGGTGGAACCTTCTAGTTCCTCGCCAGCCTTCCATTGTGCCTTGTGACCAACGGTACCAGTGATTGGGAATCGCATGGTAGTGCCGCTGGTGATCTGGCGAGTGGTGACTAGTGGCTCAAAGATGTTGTACTCATCGTATGCATTGAGAACTTCACCACTCCAAATAGGAAGCCAGTATTCTGGGGTATTGCTTTGATTAACGCCAAATTGGCCAATTGTGGTATTAGATGTTGAACCAGCAGCAGAACCACCAGTTAGCCACGCTGCGTTAGGTGCGCCAGCAGTATACGGATATGATTGAACGTTATCAGCCATGAGATAATCTCCTTATGTTAAAAATAGAACATGAAGGATTAGATTATCCTAGTCCCTTCTCATGGGGATTGTTAGGGTCATCTCCTCTTGTAGCCGTTTTGATGTGTAATCAAGATTCGTCTTTCGACGGCTTGCCGGAAAGCAGTGTCGGTACGATACCGAGGATCAGCAATTGCTGCTTTCATTTCCAACTCCGAGTTGAAGGCTTGTGCTTCAATTCCCGGCTTTGAAACCTGACCGGCGGGAACGGCATTGGGGGTTGAGACGGACGGTTCGGGTTGAGAAACCCGAGCGGCTGGCTGAGACTGCTGGTATCGAGCCTGAAGACCTAGAAGGATGGACCCACTTGCAGGCGTCTGTAATCCTTTGTTCATGGCTTCAATCTCTTGAGCAGGCAAGTTTTCTCCAGCCCACTTGAGAACCCTCTTTAGATTATCCACACCGCCAACAACCTTGGCAGACTCCTCAAATGCTTGCTTCTGCATTGCTTGTCTGCCACGAACCATTTGTTCGACCACAATGGGATCTGCGTTGAGACGTTTTGCAACTTCCTTCTTCGTGGCTTCCGATAGGTCGCCATTCTTGTCGATCTCCTTTCCCCACCTCTGCCAATCCGTCGCGGTAATGCCACCGTACTCTGGATCTTTTGGTTTGGAAATCGACAACTCATTGGGAACGTTGCTCACATCCTCAAGCGGCTTCTCTTGCTTGGGTTGTTCTTGAGCCTGTGGGTCGTAATTAGGATTCGCGACCGCCGTTTCGTTGTATTTCTTCTTTAGTTCGGCAATTTCTTGCCGAGATTTTGTGTACTGAGATTGGGCACTCTTTAGCGAGTTGAACCAATCATCTGCACTCTTGAAGTTTGATGGGATCTTTTCGCCCATCTCCTTTACGAATCTTGTGAATGCAGCACGCTCACCAGCAACAATAGGATCTTCTGCTGGTTCTTGTGGCATCACAATATCATTACCTACCTGAGTCTCTGTGGATTGTTCAGGCTTGTTTTCTTCGATCATTCTTCTTCATCTCCTTTGCGATTGTTCGTTTCTTGCGAGTCGCTTTGGAACTATCGGGCTTAAGCCCGGTATTCTCAACTGCGTATTTCTTTGAGTTATAAGGCGTTTTCAACCGTGTGGGCATTTAATGTTTCCCGAACCGCTTGAGGGCGAGGATTGAGGTCGGCGGTCCCAAGAACGCCCCGACCAAGGCGCACGCGATGATCGGTGCGCCGGTGGCGACCGCGACGAAGGTTCCGATAAGAGCGCCGATCACTGCGGCGACGAGAGCGATGACGACGACGGCTTTGGCAAGGCTTTCCATCAATACTTCTTCTTCATTGTAGGCTTATTGCCCTTAGCAGACGCGGCCTTTGTCACCTTTTTGCCCTTCATGGGGGAATAATTCTTCATCATTTCTTTCTTAGACTTCATAGGCATTGATGCCTCCTTTAATAATGCAACCATTAATAAATTTTAAGAGAAAATAGATAATGGATCACCTTCCTTTCTTCTTTGTAAGTCTTTTCAATGTCCTTGCGTGGTTGCGTTGACGCTTGGATTAGATTGAAAGACTTGAAGAACCACAGTACTCTGATATAGATTTACCGGCTGCTTTTGCTCCGGGTCTTTTTATAGCGGACTGTATCCATTTCTTTCTTGCCATTCACTGCTTTTCTAGCATGTGATCCTGTTTTTCTTGTGGTGGAGCCGCAGTTGCACTTGAATTTTTTAATCATTGTTGTGGTCCGTTTAGTCCAAACATTTGCATTGCTTGGTTGACGGCTTCAGGAGGAATGTTCTTACCTCCTGTTTCCATGATGTCCTTGTTTGCTGCATTTGCTGCAACTCCTGCTGCTTCCTTGGCAAGGATCTGTTGCATCTGCATCTGCTGTTGTGCCTGTGCTACCCTTGCTTCCTGCTTACGGATCTCTTCTTCACTCTTGACCCACAACTTGGGATCAAATCCTAGTGCAAGGATCAAGGCTCTGCCATATTCATCCCACTTGAACATCTTGTTTGCAAACTCTGGAAGGTTTCTTGCAAGTTCACCTAGTTGCATGAGTTTGGTGAGGTCGCTGTCCCTTGACAAAGCCTGAAGACCAGTGGTGATCTCGATTGAAAGAAGTCCTGCTTCCTCATCGAATTGTTCCCTCATCCCCGAATCTATTTCGTTGTTGTTGATCATAAGAAGTATTGTTCTTCTGACAAGAGGCTCCATAAGGTCTCTGGCAATGGCACCAAAGGTGCCGCCTAGGATGGTCTCAAGTTCATTTCCTACGGCTCTTACCGCAGTGGCTGTGACTCGATCTCCCGTTGGCATTGCTGCTGTTTGGAGGAGGAACCCGTTGCCTACTTCTTTTCTCATTGTCTCGACTGCTGCCTGAGACACCTGAACCTGCGGGTTCATGGTTGAGGATGGTGAGATTACATACACATCTGATTGCCTTGCTGGAACCCAGTCACCATTGCTTGCCTTTGACAAGTCGTTCAGTTCAGTAAGTCCTGCTGGGTCAACACCCATGAAGAATGTGGATGATGCGGCCATGCCCTGCACCATGGATCTTGAGTACGCCTCAAGAGTCATGATGTCTCCGTAGATGTCTTCAACATGGGATCTACCATAGTCTTCATTGGCTACTCCGGTCCACCGGAGGATAATGAAGGGGCTTACTTCAAAGAAACCTGATTCAATGATCTCCTCATTGAGTTCCTTTTCCATATACCATTGCCCATCATTTTCCTTGGTGATCCGAATATAGACTGAATCGTATCCAGTCTGATCATTCTCCCCATGCTGGAAGTATCGCGACTCATCTACCTTCTCATCATTGGGTTTGCTTAGGTACTCAACATAGATGAGTTCCTTAACATCACCCTGCACATTGCGTCTAATGACAAATTGATCAAGAGGAATTACCCTGAATGAGAAGTCATTGTCCATGATTATCAAGGCATTTCCAGTGACGATGAGATGTTGAAGAGAAAGATAGATTGCATCACGCATGTTCTTGCCCAACAGTTTGCGATATATTTGTTGAGAAAGAACCTCAAGATACTCGGCAACCTGATGTTCTGGTTGTCTTCCGTTATTGAGTCCTAGTTTGAAGAATGGAGTATCGTTGAGTGGGATGAGAACACTGAGGATCTTTGATGACAGACTAGTCACGCCTCTTGATGCAACACTGGAGTATTGCTGGAACATTGGTGCTTGTTCAGTATGGTCCTTTGGAGGAAGGAGAGTTGGGATTGTGAGTGCAGCGCATGCTCTTGCCCTCTCTAGATAGAGTTCTCTTTTTCTATCCAGTGCTTCCCATCTTTCCTTTATGTTCCGTTCAGGTACCATGCTCATTCATTACTCCAGTTCTGTTCTTGGTGCGTAGTCTGGCGACTCGATCTGAGGTGCATCTAGATTGGTGAGGCCGAATGCATTATTTTCTGCTTGCATGCCTTCGGACTCAGCCATGATCATCCCCTCTCTCTTCTCTTCCTCTGCCATATGTCCAGCCTTTTCAAGTTCCGACATGCGTCGGCGTTCAAGTTCTGCCAAACGCTCTTCTTCCCTGCGTCTGGCAGCACGCTCTTCCTGCTGGATAGAGGCTTGTTGCTGCATGTCAAAGGCTTCTCGTTGAAGTTGGCGTTGCATTTCCATTACTTGTTGCTGACTAAGACCACCACCGCCGCCTTTACCTCCTCCCATCACTCACCTCCTTCCACGCTGCTATCTTCTTTATGACTTGGGTCTGACCAAACAGAATCCCCCTGTCGAACTCGTTCTTCTTCAGATCGTCTGGGACGACCTCTCCGAATACTTTTTTCAGTTCGTCCATCAACTCCTTGCTGATGAACAGGTTCTTTTGTTGGTTCATTCCTTAGTTCCATGTAAAGTGTGTATAGAAAAGAAACATCAGAATCTCTGGGGACAAGTCCTTTTTTGATTCTGTGTTCAATGGATTGCAATCTAATATCATTATTCAAAATTGTCATCTGACTCCTCGGCAGGTTCTTCAACAAGGACATCCACATGAAAGTCCATGTCTGAAGGATTGAGGTCTCGATCCTTGACTTCTTGGCTTAGGTTTGACATGAAGATCTTGACCATCTTCATGTTGTTGAATCCTAACTTGATTCTTGAGTTCTTAAGAGACATGAGTTTCACGCACTCGTTGATGGCAAGATCAAGATCGTACTCATTGTTAACTAGATAGAAACTCATAGTCTTTCTCCTTATGTTACCTCACATCCCGATGCACTGCATGCAAGGGTGTGATGATGCTTGGTGTCATCTTCTATTTCATATGCCGACAACTGATTAAAGTCGATGATTTCTGGTAGGCATGAATTGAGTTTGTGGTATTGCTCTTCCGAGATTGCCTCAAATGGAGCCTGTTGATAAACATGATCTTCCTTGGGCAGGAATGAGATCCCAGATACCATATCCCAATTGTTATACACCCATTGACCTATAGATAGAAACTCATTGTCTGTGTATGAAACAGTGATTGAAGGCTTGTGGTCGCAGTACTCTGTCTGCCACTCCATCCACCAATCAAGATGATGTTGTGCTGTAAGATTGTCTTGAGTTATGCAGTCTTTTGGTGACTTGATGGGAAACGAGAAGACGATTGTGTTGTCTGGTCTCATGACGCACGGCTCCCAAGGAACACCATTATCCTTCATTAACTTGCCGATTGGATCCTTTGCATCAAGACGAACTCGTCTGATATAATAATCGGAGTATCGAGGATGCATGCCTGACGAGCAACCAGCAACGCAGGATGTTGTGCCTTCTGGCTTTACGCAAGTGATGCTTGCACTGGGATTGATGCCAAGGAACTCTGCCCAATTACGATTGACATCATGGGCCAACTTCTTCATTTCCTTGAGGATGTTCATGTCCTTGCGGAACAACTTGCAATCCATGATTCCGGTAACAGATACTCCAAGAAGACGCTCCTCCATGCAATTCTGCGTGAATGAATGGTCTCCTCTATCGGTGAAGAAAGTGAAGTTGACTAGGTTGCTCTGAAGGGTTCCGAGTATCGTAGCCAGCCGGATCTTATCTAATATGTCCTGTTTTGTGTCGTTTGGAAGGGCAACTACGGTTGAAAGGTTGCAGAATTGCTTGGATCTTAGGATGATTTCAGAACATGGATTGGTCCCAAACTTGTGACCTTCCACCCTGCGTCCAGCCTTTCTGGCAATTGTCTCCATTGCCTTTCGGTTGCAGATGCCACGCTCACCAGAGTGTGAATCATAGAGAGAACCCCACTCTTGGATGAACTCGCTGAGGGATGGCTTGGATTCATAGACTGCCGAGTTGTTGGCAAGGCTTCGATGACCAGAGGTCTCCCACCAAGCACCCGACTTGCACAATGCCATCTCCCTATCGTTTAGATCCGACAAGGAAATTAGTGCAGATCTGCGAACTCCACCGCAGATTACAATCTCTGCAATCTGACAAATGAGATCATGAACCTCAATGGACTTGAGTTTTCTGCCCTTTGCTTTGTTGAACATGTTGCTGGTGAACCTGATCAAACGCTCTAGAGGCTCTGGGCCTGATGCCCTTCCTCCAAAGGTCTTGAGTCTTGTTCCTGCTGGCCTCACCTTGCTTAGATCTACAAAGGGGTGGTGACCAGAGTACAGGTTATGGATGAACTTATGGAAGGAGTCTGCCCAACCAGCCCTTGAGTCCTCTACAACAATGACATCATCTGTCTTCCTGATTTCAGAGGGAACTTCAGGAAGTTTGTTGATGAACTGGGCCTCGCAGGAGAACCCAACACCAGTGCCACACATGAGGATATACATAATGTTCCTAAAATCTGATGGTCTTTCTACAGCCACATAGGAACAATTGTATGCTGCCACATCATCCACATCTAGGGCTGGACCTGCGGTCATTAGTGCCCGCATGGATCCAAAGACTTCTCTTGCATGCATGTTGATTCGACAGGTTTCAAGATCTTTGAGACGATCATTATCAACAATATTAAACCTCTTAATAAGGTAATTAATGTATCGATCTACGGCTTCTGACCAAGATTCTCTTCTTGTTTCTTCAGGAATCCATCTACAATATCGGGAAATGGCAACAAAATCCTCAAATATTCTTGACATTTTTATTACGCTCCGGTAGAACCAAACCCGCCAGTTCCCCGTACAGTCTCAGACAACTCCTCTACAACCACGATCTTAGGTGAGATATACGGAACAATTAACAATTGGGCAACCCGATCACCACGATAGATCGTGTGATCAAGTTTCCCATTATTTACAAAGTGAAGTATAATCTGTCCTCTGTAGTCACTATCAATGATGCCGATGGTATTGATTAGGGAGAACCCCTTCTTTCCCATGCTGGATCTAGGACACAGAAGACCAAAGTAACCTTCCGGGATTTCTACGCTTATTTCTGTATTGATTACAACGACCTGTCCCACAGGGACAAACACGCTGTCTGGTGAATATAGATCATATCCAGCCGACTTGTCCGTCCCCTTGGTGGGGACGAAACTAAAGGTCTCTTTGTTTTCAACAACTATTTTCATTGTGTTAGTCATTATTTGCTATATGCTTGGTAATGGGTTGGGGGGACCAAAGAGTTACTTTCTTTGTGTCTTTGTTGTAGTCTCCATGACGGAGGATCCTGACACACCTTGCTTGAGAGAGGGCAAACTCAACCCTGTTGATTGTAGGTCGCTTGTCCTCTGGACGCTTGTCCCAATCTTCTTCCTCATACATCTTGAGGATTGTGTCTTCCCACTCCTCATGAGGGGTGTTGTCAAGAATCTTCTTTGCCTTGGCTGGACCAACCTTCCATAGTCCCCACACGTTATCCGTGCTGTCGCCTGTCATCCACTGCTGATAAAAGAATCTGTCTGCGTCGTCTTGAGATACATAAACAGGCTTCTCTTCCTTGTCTGGATTCCAGTGCCAGCCGGGAACTTGTCGAAGATCCTTGTCAACAGTGATGCCGACAGCCTTTCCAGATGAAACCATCATGCCGATGAGATCATCTGCTTCCAATCTATCGACACATCTTGTTGTTGTGAAACTCATTTGTGGATGATGGTGGCTCCACAGCAACTCAATAGCATACTCCATGCAGTCGGGAGACTTTGCTCCTTCTCTGTGCTGTTTGTATGTTTGCCAAAAGTCACGCCTGAAGTTTCGTTCTCTTGGGCATGACATTGCAATGACCACCTTGTCAACTCCAGCAGGAGTCCAAGCATTGATGTCGGTGTCGATTCTATGGGGTAGTTCATCAACACCTTCCGCATCCGCCCAGAAAGCAGCACGATATGCTATGATGTCGCCATCAAGGATTGCTGTTTGAGGAATACTTGTCATTTCTACGTTGAATCTCTTTCATGGTATTGAGGATTGTTTGAATAGTATCGATGTCCAACGAAGCGTGGAAGATGTTTTGTCCATCCTCGTTGTATCCCATCAACTCAACATACATAAAGTCTTCTGAAGAAAACTCTACTTGTAGATTCAAAGAACGGTGGGGCTTGTCTTTTCTTGCAGGAATATGAACAGCATCAAGGATTGTCATTGTTAGGTTGTACATTATTGTCCTCCATTTCATCTTGGATGAACGACAAAAGGTCTTCTACCTTGTCAAGTTCATCCTTTAACATTAGAAGTTTAAGGAACCCTTCATTTGGAACCTTACCATTACGGTATTTCTGAGTCATTGGATCCATTGAAGCAGACTCTTCGGTGATCCACTTGTAGAAGTTTGAATTAACATACTCTACGAGTTCAGGAATGGGAGACCTGTTTACAAGATACTCATGGAAGAGATCGGTGTAGTCTGTTCTGCCTGCCTCCACACGGGTAGCGATGTCTTCTGACTCATGAAGTCTCCACTCCTCAAACATCTCTGGGATTATTCTTTCTCCGGTTGTGATGAAGATCTGGTATGCACCGACATCCCTACCAAAGGCAATCTCGTTCATGTATCTTACATCGTCTTGAATGATGATGTGTTCAAACCTGTCTTCTCCCTTTTCCTTGAGAGTCCCTTCAATCTGAATAAGATTGGAGACTTCCTGACGAATCTTGTTGACCCAATAGTCTGGGTCTTCTGCCCTTCGTTTGGCTCCCCATTCCTGACAATACTTCCTGTATGCTTCTGGGTTGCTGTCTTTTGAGTAGCCCATCTCTTGGGCTTCCCTTTTGAGAGCCTTGGCAAAAGGAAGAATAACGGGAATGTAGTTGTTCTCCATTGCAACATCATAAAGAATGGATGCAACGGTTGACTTTCCTGCTCTTCCTGCTCCGCATAGTTGTATGAATTTCATTATTGATTCCTTATATGATGGATGCCTTACTTATCATCTCCTTGATTGCTTGTTCTCGTTTGAGCAAGACAAACCAAAGAGAAAGGGTATTGTAGGCGTCGTTTGCAGCACGATGTGGCGTGCCAAAGAACTTTAATCCGTATCTATGGAGAAAGGAACTAAGACCACCAGTTGTTTTCCGTTCTTGGGCAAGACGGTGATACACGCAGATTGTCTTTATGTCCAAGTCTCTTCTTCCAAAGTGTGGAAAATTAACATTGTTCTCCTTGAACTCTTGAAGAAGAAGCCTTGTGTCTCCTTGACCCCATGTAACAGCATTGACAAAACAGTTGTATTTGAGTATTAGTTCAGAAAGATCTCTTGCTACATCCTCAATTGAACTTGACGTTTCGGCAATTGTATGATTGCTGATTCCAGTCAGGTTGGTTATATACTCTTCAATAGATTCTTTAGGATCTATATACCAGTTTTTTGTGGTGATTATACCATCAGTTATGTTCCCGATGGCCACGCCCACCTCAATTATCTTGTTAGAGGGTTGGTTCATTTCAAGATCAAGTGCTATGTAGTTCATCAATGTGTTTCCGACCAGTTCTTTCCTACCCTGTACTCTGCATCGATCCTGATCCGGCATTCTAGGTATTCTCCTGCCTTGGTGGCACAGTCCTTGACCTCCCTGCCAAGATCATGTGCTATGTCTGGCGAGCATTCGATTTGAATCTCGTCATGGACATTGGCTACCCAACGCCACTGGTTCTTGAACATCTTGTCAAGCCTTGCATCACAATAACATGTCCACACCTTTGCAATGTGGGCACCTGATGACTGAAGCAAGGTGTTCAGAGCAGCATGTGCAGATCTTACGGGAATGTCACGCCAGTTGAATGGCCTTACGCAACCCTTTGAATGGGTTGCAAACTCACAATCCTTGATTATTCTGCTAAGACCCGGGATGTTCTTGAGTAGTTGGTTCTTGGTGTCCCTTGCCTTCTTGGTTGAGATGCCGACAACGGAGCCAAACTTGGCATCACCACCACCATACAAGAAGCAATATATTCCATTCTTGGCCTTGCTTCTGGAATCAAGTCCCATTGCATTTTGATTGTGAACATGAATGTCACCTTCTAGAATTTGTTTTGCATATGCACCATTATCGTAGGGATAGAGATAGTGTGCAAGCATTCGCAACTCAAGACCGCTAAGGTCTGCACCCACAAGAACCCATCCCTTGCGGGGAACGAACAGTGATCTTGCTCTCTTGTCGCTTGATACCTGTTGCATGTTTGGGTTGTTGGATGTCATTCTTCCGGTGACTGTTCCTAGGGTGTTGAGGCTGCCATGGATTCTCTTGTCCCTGCTGCATCTTGCTCGTTGTATCCAATCAGATACTTGGGACATGAGTTTGGTCTCATCGAAATACCTAACAAGAACCTTTGCTTCTGGGTATTCCAACTTGGCAAGTACAGACCTGTCAACTTGAGGATTGCCCTTGTCTGTTTCTGGTGCTACCCATCCATACTTCTTATGAAGTTGCTCGGCAATTTGCTGACGAGATCCCGGATTGAACACCGTGATCTTGTCCTTGAGTTTCTTGCCTGTCTTGTCAGACCACCTTTCTTCTATCTTGTCGGGAAAGATGATACGCATCTGGTCCTCGATTGCAACCTTGTCAAGCATGAGTTGCTTTTCGGTCTCCTCTGCTTGAGCAAGATCAAACCCAAAACCATTCTCAACCTGATTGGAAATGATTCTTGCAACCCTCATCTCCATGGCAATTGCCTTCTCGTTGTTCTTTCTGAAGTTTTCTTGATACTTGTATATCTTTGCCGTGACAATGGCGTCTTGAGTGCAATAGTCCAGCATCTCTTGACTGAAGGAGTCAAAGCCTCCCGAGTAATCTATCTTGTGTTCTCCAAGAAGGAGTCCCCAAGACTTGAGTGAATGGGATTGACCGGGAAGCATTGGCTTGTCGGGCCAGATCATTCTTGAGATAACGAGGGTATCCGAGAAGGTTGCGTTGACTTTTCTTACGAGTCTTTCTAGGATAGGGATGTCATAGCCAAAAATGTTGTGACCCACTGCAAGATCAGCACCCTCAAGTTCCTTGATGAACTGTTCGAGCATGTCCTCAGTGTATGTCTTTGTCTCTCCTGTCTCTACATCACAGGTTGCTGCACACCAGATTCTTGTAGCCTCTGGAATGCAGGTTCCTTTCTTGTTTATTGTCACTTCATTGAGACCGTTGCCTTCTATGTCAAATGCCAATACTCGCATAGTTGTAAAGGACTTCTCCTTCTGGGGTCTGGGTGAATTCCACTTCTTGCAGCCTGCTTGTGTCCTTGTTGTAGTAGAGGGCACAACCAATGCCGCACTGACCCGTCTTTCTGTTCTTCAAGACGCGGATGCAGGTGGTGTTTGAGATGTTGGGATCGGGATGCTGCCTGTTTCTTTCCAGTGCAAACACATAGTCTGCAATCTGAGCAAGAGAACCTGAACCACGAAGGTCGCTGAGCGAGATCTTATCTCCCTCGTCAACATTCTTGTCGGTCTTCTTGATGTGAGAAACCACATGGACAATGCAACCAGTACGCTCGACAAGGGAACGCAACTGCTTCATGACATCATCAAGAACCAGTCTTTCAGAGTTGCCATAGTTGTCTTGCTGGCTCAGCAGCATGTTGCCAAGAAGGGTGATGTGATCCACGATGAGTACCTTGCAGTTGAGTGCAACCGCCATGTACTCAAGACGAGACATCACATTATCGATGTTTGAGTTGCCGATGTGATCATAGATGTACAACGGATACTCGCCCACTTCTCTCTTTGCTGCATTGTATTCATCCTCAGACAGGTTGTCTGCAACGCCTAAATCAACCTCATCCTTGTTGAATTTCTTCCTCAACTTGTTGAGTTGCCTCTGACCCATTATCTTTCGGACGCTCTTGCCGAGTTTTAGGGAGATGAGGTCATCAACGGTTGACTCTGGAGATTCTTCTAGGAAGATGCAACCAGTGGCATTGTTGTTCTCAAGGTGATGAATGATGATCTCCTTGATGATTGATGACTTGCCATGACCAGTTGCCGATGTCCACAGATAGAGACGCCCTGCATCTTGACCTACCATGAAGTTGGTCATGCGTTCCCAAGGAAACTCGTACAGAACAATCTCATCCGTGTCGCCACTAGTGACCTGAGACACATGAAGGATTGAGTCTGGGCTGTGGGTCTTGGCATTCCAGTATGCTTGGAGCAACTGCTTGCCTTCACCCGACGTAAGCATTTCGTTGGGATCTTTGCGGGGAAGTTCCATGATCTTGACCTTGCCGGGCGGCAGGATCTCAGCCACTTCCCGAGCAGCCTTGCGGCCTGGGTCATCCATGTCGAAGCACAAGACAATGGTGTCGAAGGATGATACGAATTCGTAGTTTTCCTTGATGCTGCGAACAGCACCTTGAACACCGGATGGGATGGACACGACTGGATACTTGTTCTCAAACAATTGACTCATGGTGAGGCAGTCGATTGCACCCTCGGTGATCAGGATCCTAGGACCACCCTTCTCCCACAAGTGTTGACCATAAAGTTGAATGTTCTTTGTATTACCGACCCAATGGAACTCTTTGTTGTTCACATTGCGGATCTTCTGTGCCTGAAGAGTTCCGTCTGAACCGTAGTAGTTCTCGATCTCGATGTGACGATCCATGGTATTGGATGTCTGATATCTGAACTTGCGGCAGGTGTCTACATTGATTCGACGATGCGGCAACATCTCGGTGTCGCCAACATATGGCACAAAGTCTTTAATGATGTTTTCATCCTTGACTTCCGTCATGTATTTCTTATCACCTCTTTCATAATAGCCACATGCAAAGCAATACTTGTGGTTGTCGTTGTAGCATGCAAGGTTGTCTCCTGATGTGTCCCCTCCGCTGCTCACGCACTTGGGGCATGACATCCTTTCTATCACCTTGCTATCACTGATTGTAGATTCAATACTCAAGGATCATTCCTTGTAAGGAAGAAAGACCAAGTAAATGCAACAAGAACCAAAGAACCAAATATAATGGTTGGAGTTACAAGAACGGCCAGAATAAGAAAAGGAATCCAAGAAGAAGTATCTAGATAGCACAAGGCTAATATCCAAGATAACGCAAGTGCAATGTAGTTACTGTAGTAATAGGTCTTTTCAATGTCTTTCAAGCAACAGGCTCCCTATCAAAATCATCGTAATAAAAATCATCATCGATGTAGTTTGCAGGAGGATAGACATTCTCGACAAGTTCTGCAACCTTGGCATCGATTGTACTGAAGAAGTCCCTATCAGAATCACTCATTACGAAATGATTTTCACAATCATAGGTATCAGGAACGTCAGTACCGTAGTAGTTCTCAATGACACGGAAAGAAGTGATGAAGTATCCAGACAATTCATATCTTTTTGAGTAGTATAGAATGTCCTCAAAGAGACTATCCTCCTCCCAATAGAGTTCGACATCTGCTGCAATGATAAACTCCTCATCGTTGTAGGTGAGGGGGAATTCTAGAGTGGTACGCTGAACGGTTTCATATCCCATTTATGTTTCCTTTGGAAAAAAAAAGGGAAGTCTATTGCTAGACTTCCCTTACCAACCCATGACGGGTGGTGTAGTAGATTTCTTTGAAGAGTTCTTTGCACCAAGGCATGCATAGGTTGCATGGTCTTGCCATTCTCCATTGGTTCATATGACCAAACCTGAAGTTGACAAGAGTAAACTTCCTGCATCTTTCCTTCACCTTCAACCAAGCATCAAGTTCAGAATGAATTTCATTGAACCTGTACCTGTATGTCAACGCGAGCGGATGAGTCTTTCTTTTGTTGACTCCTATTGCTATTGGTGTTGACTTGTTGAGTATGATTGACACATGCTTGAATTTTCTGCCATCAAGCACTGGCAAGTTGTCTATAGCCAGTGACTCTAATGCATCTATGTTCATACCTGCTCCACTGCAACGACGAAGTATCCTTCTTGACCGGGCTTCGCCCATTGCTTGCTTACATACAATCCGATTATTTGAGAGTCATCTACCCAAAGCCTTTTGTTCATTAGATCCATGATGGCCTTGGCTAGATTATCCACATCCGATCTTGGGTGTGGTAGTTTGGTTGTCTTGGGTCGTGTGCAATAGCACTTGATATCAACCATCAGACGGTCCTCAAATGGAACGAATGTGTTGAGTATCTTGTTTGCGACCTTTGATCCTTCTTCCCTGAAACGCTTGTAGGCACCCGTGTAGTAGGATCCATGCCTACCAACACGGGGCCTAGAAGCGGCGACTGGACTCACCGGGAAGGTGAGTTCAATCATCAGAAGGGGACTTCCTCGTCAGTAGAAGACGTACCTGCACCCACATAACCACCATCGACGGAACCCATGCCGCCGCCGTTTGTGCCGGGCTGGTAGTTACGCTCGATCAGTTGGATCTTCTCCATGTAGAAGGAGACCGACTGATCTCGATCGATGAGCGCAGGAGTTACCTTGATCCGAACGACATCGGTTCCGAACGGAATGGTTTCCGTTGGCTTGTCGGACGAATCAAGAACAGGGAATGTCTTGACTCCCTTGCGTGCCTGAAGCACATTCTTGAAACGCATGAGTCGATCTCCGGTCTCAGTATCATTCTTTAGACCGTTGATCTTCTTGCCACCAAGTTGCTTTGCGGCAGCCTCAAGTTGAGACTTGATTGCATCGCTTACGATAATGGTGACGGAATGGTTCGGGTTGCCGAACTTGTCATCAGGTGTCATTAGATGAGACCATCGGACAGTTGCGGGACCAACCACGATTGAATTGCCATAATTACTTTTCGTCATCAGATTCTACTCCTTTAATAACAGGGTCTGAAGCACCTTCACTTTTTGGGTTCTTCATGACGAAGTTTTGAACATCATTCTTGTTGGCATCAACAATGTTGTTCATGGTAGTGCGGATCTGGAAACTAATGTTGTCCAGAGCCATGAAAATCTCCCGCAGGTATTGCAGCACAGCATTGGTTGCAATAAGCGGGGGATACGATTGTTTGTTGTTTGAGGTTTGCTCAGTCTGTTCGCTCACATGATCTCCAAATACGGTTGCCCATCCTTCACGACACCACATGACAAGACAGGCTTCTTCAAGGAATATCTACCATAGGACAAAGCAAGATGATCTGCATCCACACCGGATCCCACATTCATACCAAAGATGGTGTCAACTCCATTGTTATGATGAAAGATTGAAGCGATGGAGTGGCAATGCCCGCAGACGACGCTTCGTCTCAGGTAGCATGCAGCGTTGAACGCTGGGGATTTGCCGCTCCAGTTTGTGCCGTGTGTGTACAATATGTTGTCGATGACATGATCATTTGCCCATGTCCAGCCATATGTTCCATATACATCGTTATAGGGTTTGAGATACATACTAGGAATACCTTCTGCCTTTGCTCGACGCATGACTCTTTCATCATGATTGCCGATGCACACTAAAGCCTCAGGAAATTCCTTGTACCATCTATTGACAAACCTCATTGTCTGGGTGAACTCGTCCTTGGCAGCAGGAAGATCAGGATTCTTCTCATGCTTTGAGATAGACTCATGATCTATGATGTCGCCAATGAACACGGTTTTGTTTGTGTCATGAATTCTTGCTACTTTCTTGCAAAAGGCAAGGTAACTTTTGTGTATTGCTGGGGCGTGCAAGTCGCCTATTACCAGCACTCTGCTCAATGGCGTTGACTCCTAATCTCTGCATCCCTACGCCATTGCTCTGCAATGGAAGGAAGATCCTGCCTGCGGCGTGTCCCTTCTTTGGGATGGGCGGATATGAATTTGCCTTCTGCATCGGCAAGATGAATCCACTCCTCGATGTAGGCAACAACAGGCTTGTACACATCAAGCGTGCCTTCATTGTGCTGCTTTTGAATGGAGTTAAGATCTCTTGAATTTGCGGCGTTTGCGTCGTTCGTTGTCACGATTTCGTTCCTTTCTTTTTCTGGCAAACTTGTCACGGTCCCAGCCACGCTGGTCTTTTCTTCGGATGTTCTTATCTTCAGCCATTCCACACCATGATGTCAGTGACCATGCATTTTGGAATCTTGTGGATTTGGCTGGTTTCAACAGGACCAACTGTGGAAGCAATGACATATTGAGTCTCATCCTCATGAATCAAGAACCCAGATGTTGCCATGGTTGGGAGTTTGAGTTTGCTAAGTTTACATGCTTCTTTCTTCTCCATCCACTCAGCACCACCTATGGTTTGTGCATCAACCCAATGGATAGTGACGACCTTTAACTTCAAGGAGTCAACTGAAGAAGTAGATTGACTTAGCGACTTCATTGATGTCAAATTCATCTTCTCTTTCTGGAATCTGCGGTAACTTGATCTCATATTTCTTCTCAAGGTATGCCTTGAATTTCTCCAATGGGTTGCTCTTGTGTATCTGGATGAACTGCTGCTTGAGTATGCGATCCATGGCATCCACATGAGGAGCATAGGTTCCATATGAATCATGAACAAAACTGAATGCTCTTATTCCTTCAAGAAGCATGGATGATATTGTCATGAACATGTGAGCAGCATCCAAGGAATGAATGAAGTTTGGTGATATCGCAAGGAACTGTGCATCACCGTCAAGATCATTGCTGAGCGTGGAGAAAACAAGTTGTTGCTTGTTGAACAACTCCGCATATGATATTCTTTCAATGATCTGGTTGTACACATGCTGAACAACAAAACCACTGTCCGTCTCCCATATGAGGGGCTTATTCATTGCGTTGATGAGACGAGCGACTTCCCTAAGGTAGTCTTTGCCCTTGTTTGGTTCCTCCATGGTGCCACGAAGACCGTCTTGCAATGCCCTGCTTAGTTCAACAATGGCACCACCACGCTCTTCTTTTGGCACCCAATCAACATGACCTTCTTCCTTGACATACTTCTGTATGCCATAGAAGGTGAGACCATACGAGTCGCACATGGTTGATCTCTTTGCAACCTTGCGAGGCAGACCATCATCCCAATGCGTAAGGAATTTGGTGTACCACTCGTTGTCTGTATGTGTTTTAAAGATTTCATAAGTCTTTTGCGCGACGAATTGATAGAGATCCTGAGGCTTGTCGCTAGGCAATACATTGGTCAACTTGGCAAGCCTTGAATCTCTTCTGATTGCAGCCCAATGCTGAACGCCATTGTTGGCACCGTCCTTTTGAACGGGCAACTGAGTCATGCCATCGGTTCGGCACAACTCAAAGCATGCAGCAAGTCTTTGGAAGGATGGGTTCTTCTTCTTTGCATCGGACACCCACTCACGATTGTGGTATGGGTCTTCTGCAATGCCCCTTATCATATCCATGTTGTCATCAACCCATTTGACTCTCTCTTCATACGTCAGTTTGTCCTGATCAAAGAGATTGGCAGCATGAATCTTGAGCCACCATAGACCGCGAGGAGTCTGCTTGATTGGCTCTGCAAAATGGATGAGGGCACGATCGAAGTCGATGCCTTGACAACTGAGGAGTTCACATACGGTGTATGCTCTGCCCCTGAAGTCCAAGGTATATGGCATGTAGAAGAAGTCGTTCTCAAGCATGTTGCGTGCAAGGGAGAGACGAACGAGCATGCGTGAGCGTGCCTGTTCCTCCTTGTACCATTCACCCCATGCTTCTGTTGATTCCGACATCCACCTTGCCTTCTCTTGCTTTGTCCCTTCTTCTGGAAAGGGACGGGAGAAGGCAAAGTCATTGTATGTATGAGCAGGAAGGTTTGCAATCCTGTAGTCCTTGAAGAACATCGTCTTCATGACCTCATAGACTGATCTATTGATCGACCATTCGGTCATCATCATTGCATTGATGCCGTCAAGCACCATGTCGGATGGCTTGGAATTGTAGTCCCTTGGATCACATCCGATGGGATGATATCTCTTTATCATCTTCTTTCTGATCCAAGGATTGAGGAAGCCTCCGTCCTTGGATCTTTCATGAGGAACAGGAGGACAAAGCATTGGTCTGTAGACCATGCTTCCTGTCTCAAGAACATCATGCTTTTTGCTCAGTTCCTTGAGTACGTCAGGGGAAAAGGATACCAACAAGGATTTCTTGTTGCGTCCAGTCCATACCACCTTGCCTTCAAGAATGTCCGAAGCCAAGGCAATCCTGAGCATGTTGTGACCAAAGTCTTCCTTTTGTTTTGGGGTATACTTGTATATCTTGCCCATCTTCTTGGTGAATGCACGACACCTCTTGGGTGTCCAGTTCTTGATGAACTTGGACTGCCTAAGCCAGTCATCCTTGAACTTTTGCTTTGCTCTCTGGTAGGAGACAATGTTGATTACATTCTCAGATATGAGTTTTGATAGTGATTGTGCGGTAGGTGCAGAAAGAGGAACACCATGCACAAAGTCTATGTGTGTTATGTTGGATCTGGTAAGAAACAACTCAATTACTGCCCTGATGGTTATGTCTGCCATCTTTGCAGCACCAATGGACAAGAGAGGAGGAAGCCATTCGGGATTCTTTGGTCCCTTGCAAACCTTGTCTATCCATTGCTGGTAGAAGGGCGTGAGGTGAATGACGGCAGATTCCAGAAGCAACTGCTCTGGCTTGCCTTCGTCCTTAACCCTGTCCCATTCCTTCCAGTACCGTTCAACTCCTGCGTTAAGCAGATCCTCTTCCCACAGGAGTTGCTTGTCGATTCTTAACTGCTTCTCAACTGAGTTGAGTTTGTCCCATAGCATCTATCTTTCCTGCTTGGGTTGTGAGATGTTCCCAACTAACTGGGAAGATTTTCTTCATGATGTCACCTATGGCCTTTGCATATTGCCTGATCTCCCACTGTGCATGAGGATCTATTCGTAGATTGTAGAATCTTGCATAGGCTGAAAGAGAACCAGTCCAAATCCATTCAGTGTAGGTGCCTTGAGGTAGGACGAACCTTGCTTGCTCGGGGGCTACACCATATGAAAGAAGTGTGTTGTATGCATATGAGGCGTGATTTACCGCATCATTGTATGCCTTGTCAAGAATACTTAATATTGATTCTGAATCATCTTCAAGATCGGAATCAATGAAATCAAGGGAACCTTGCTTGTTGTTCTTTGCCTTGTTCCTCCATACAGGAAGGTAGATCTGTGGCTCTCTTTGCTCTACATATCTGCCTGATATCTCGTTCTCTACAAAGCCCTGCTTGTGCTTGAAGAACTGAGTCCTAATGGGAAAGGGAGCCTTGATCCTCATTCTTACTTGAGGATGGGCAAAGGGAGTCCAATGGTTGTTCTTGGCAAGGTATTCAATCAACTTGACATCCTTGTCAGATAACTTTCCTACTCCAGTCGAATCAAAGGAGCCGTATTCACTCTCCTTGTCAAAGGAAACACGGGCAGCATTCACTACAGTGAGGTCTGATCCCATGAAATCCAACAACTGAACATGTCCTAAATCAAGCACTTCAATATCCATGGTCATTCAACTCCTGTAGTAAAGTATTAGGAGTCTGTGCATGGAGGGGTCCAATCTCCATGCACAGATCCAGCATTTCCTTGGTGAAGGAAACACAATCTTTCTTGTTCTTATACAAGCCAAGACTGTAGAACCAAGCATAACTGGACCACAACTTAACATCTCTTTGTTCAGAGTTAATGACAAAGAATGAAAGAGGGTGCCTTGCTTGTCCGATATGGACCTCCCTGCACGGCTCTCCAAAGCAACGCAAGGATATCTTTTCCTTCAGCCACTTGATGCTACTACTTGACAATCCCTTGGTGAATGGATGAACTATCCAATCATTTAACTTGATGGCAAGATGATTGACAGTCATGTCCAAGCCAATGAGAGTCAAGGGCTTGCTGTGCCATTTGAGGTAGCCAGCCCTGTACTCCTTGCCAAAACAGTAGCCAAGAACGGATACATTCATACCGACACGGCCTGATCCCGAAGCAACTGTGCTTGCTTTTCGGAGAACTCCTTGGTCTCCTCGGCAATGCTGCGCATGTTGTAGTCAGAATTATCATACTGAGCAGTGGTGTTGTAGTACATGTGCCTTCTCACGTCGCGCAATGCAGCAATGATGTGCCGCTCAAGAGCGAACACCTCCGAATACACGCTGACGGACTTAACGAACTCGGCATCCCTTGCCAAGCATGTGTAGTTATCAATAAGATTCTTCTTGAAGTTGAGGAGATCGACGATGAGGGCCTCAAGGGTCTCATCAATTGTGGTGTTCTCATTCTGACACATTAGGTACCGGCTCCAGTAAGGGCGTAACTAAAGAGATCTTCCTTCTTGTCGGCATTGGTGCCGAAGAGATTGGAAGTGAAACGATTCTCGATCTTGTTGTCTCCACGGAACGGAGTGTTGTGATCGATCCAATTGGTGACGGCATTGAATGCAGTCCAGAGATTGGAACCGAACATCTCGGACTCGCGATCAAAGACCTGATACCATCTCATGATGGCATCCGTCTTCTTGTTGAGTCTTCGCTCGTCCTTCTTGTTTCGAGGATTCCACTCGACAGGACCAGAGACAATGGCGTAGGCCTTGTCAAAGAAACTAGACAGGCTTGACTTGTCAACCTGCTGAACGGACATCCAATTGGCATGCATGGCGAACTCATGGGTTCTGTTGTAGAACTCACCAAGGGTGTTCATGACGCCCGTGATCTTGCTTGCCATGTCGCCTTTGTGTCGGATGCTGATGTAATGACCAGACCTTCGACCATCCTTGATGGCAAGATTCAAGGTGTTCTCGCAGATCACGCGGACGCTGGTAGGAGTTCCACCAAGCGAGTGAAGACCATCATGACCATTGGTAAGAAGAAGATAAGGATGAATGACATCCCCTCCTCTGCTACCAATCTCAAACGAGTCTGCCTGCACGGCAAACCAGACCCTCTCGCCACCGCGAAGTTCACCAGCATTGGTAACCTTCATGTTGGTGTTCTTGGTGATGGTCTCAGCCATGTAGACAAGTTCGGAATTTTGAACGATCTGATAGTCCTTGCCCACGATGCCGAGAACACGACCATTGTCCGTTCTCACCGTGGCACGCTTGCTTGTAGTGTAGCCTTCACTGGAAGGACACGGAGCGTGAAGACAAGAAGAAAGTTCAACATGCCAATTCAACCTTGCATCACGAAGGATGTCATCCTTGGTGGTGCTTCCAGCAATATCAAGAATGCTCATTGTTTTTCCTTTGAGTCTTGATGAAGTAGGAGAACGGGATCCATTCGGATTCGACACGAACCCATCCGTCCTCGGTATAGTCCTCAATTAGACCTGACTTGAAGAAGTTCTCCATGGAGACAAACTCCATCATAGGTAGAGTCCCTCTCGTATTCGTTGGGTTGATCTTGCCAGAATTCATGTACTTCAATCTCCTCCGGGAACGAGTCCTCGGGACAGAAGTTCAACATCAATTCTATCGATCTCCTCCTGAAGTTCAAGCACAGTTGGTCCTTGCTCAAAAGAGATCTCTTTGGCATTGATCTTTTCCTGCATCATGTTGAATATGCTTCTTGCCATTATCAACACGGAATCATCCATGTTGTCCAGAGTTTTTGGAGAATTCACCAAACTTGAAATCCTCCAGAGTTTCTGACAAAGGATATCCAACTCTTCAGCCAAGCAGGATCAATTGCATATGCAGGGATCAACGAAGGTGGGCATGTAGGATCATTCTCAAATGGATTGTAACTCTCAAGATCCTTGAACTCCTTGTCATAGAGTTCCTGCATCCTGTCAGCACAGACTTCCACTAGTTCGCTAGGGATCCCCTTGCCATCATTATACGACATTTTCTCATCCAGATCCTTTCCATATATACTACTACAAGCCATGCTCATAAACGAATGGATTCCTCTCCATCCCCAGACATTTGCTCTGAAGTAGTTATTGGTAGGATCCTTAGGATTAGAAGCATAAACATCCATTCCCATGATTAGTCCTTTCTTTATACTAGGTTATTGGGAAGTAAGTCACAACATGTGATAACGAAAGGATTTATACCTCCGTAAGTCACAACATTAAGAACCAAACCCGCCAGTTCCCGTCATTGCAATTTCTGCTTTGGGAGTGATGTCCTTCATACTAAATCCAGCAATCAAGAGTTCCATTTGCCCTTGATCTAGGACCACAATGGAACATCCGTTTATTCCTGAATATGTTTCACCATCGCTTAGGACTACAAAAGTATACATTAGACATCCTTTGTCAGTCGAGAATAATGACCATAAAGAAATCTTTCCCGATCATCGTCTGCTCTTTGCAGAAGATACTCTTTAATAATTTCCCTGCCATACTCAGGATTAACGATCTCCAAATAATCCTTTGACTCATCCAAATGACTCTTGAGGAAGTCAACTAGAGTAGGGATAAGATTCATGGGGAAGTTCCGAGCAATGGCAAAGTTATTGTCAACAAACCCATGGTCATTGTATTCAGACCATGTGCCGTAATTGTAGTTCCTGAATGAAAGAATGGCAACCTCAACATAACCCTCTGTACACTCAGTACTTACAACACTAATGCCCCAATGGTTGTTGAAACGCCATCTAATGCTTACATTGTATCTAGACACCTTGCTTTTGCTCCGTATGCATTGTGATGTAGATGAAATCATACCCCTCAGGAACTGCTTCTCCATCCCCAAGTTCATAGGAAATGTAGATGGTCCTGATGATAAGATCATTCTCCATGATCTTGAAGGTATAACCTGAGTCTAGTCTTAGCCAAAGTTTAAGACTATTTCCTATACCAATAGTTCCTATGCCAACCTGATTGACATCAAACCAAATCTTATTATCTTCCCGATGATAGGACTTGGAAACCTTGATGATCAAGGAGTTGCTCAGCAGATCAAAAGTGACATCATCCAGACTAAACTTGAAGTCATAAAATGAAATCCTTCCATCAAAGCATGACTTGTACTGCAAAACCTTGAAGAGAAATCCATCCAACGAATCTACAATCTTGAACATGACATCTCCTTAGATGTGGTCCAGAAGTTCCCTTCGTAGTTTTGCGTTGTCCTCGTCTTCTAGAAAACGACGAATCTTGTCAAGGGCTTCCTTGTGAATCTGGCAGACGCGCTGTCGAGTGAGCCTCTCACCTGAGATGGCATGCCACGCATCGATCACCTCGTCAAGAGTTCGGATCGGAGCGAACATGCCCGAGGTAGATGGAGGAATTGTCTTCTCCATGAGTAGTCATCTCCTTAATATGGTCCCGGTGGGAATCGAACCCACGACCCATTGATTAAAAGTCAACTGCTCTGCCGCTGAGCCACGGGACCGCGCGTTCCCGGCAGGAATTGAACCTGCAACCTACTGCTTAGAAGGCAGTTACTCTATCCGTTGAGTTACGGGAACTCAATAGGGACTGTGCTTCTCGATCCTGATCTTGTTCCACTTGAACCAATCGATGATGTGCATGACGAGCGCAGCACCCCAAAGAACGCCCGTGTACACCCCCACGGTAACCAATGCAGACAAGTCATACAAGTGACCTACTGAAATGCTTGCAATCCCACAAGCAACGAGAACCAATCCCAACACAAACAAGTCCTTCATAGTCTGGATCCTTTCTGGGTTATTACCCAATAGGCCGGGCAGGATTCGAACCTGCGTCTCCCCAATTATAAGTCGGGGTGCTTTGGACCGCTGAGCCACCAGCCCAAAGGCTACTGCATGAGTCAACATACAGTAGCCCATAGACCACACCATGCCTGATGTGGAATCTTCGCCTAGCCTTTTTGCAAGCAGCCTGTTCGGCTTTGCCTAGGCGAACCCGAGGAGACCTAGGTCGTTGTCTTATACCTCGGTTCTGCAATTGACAGGTATAGCGTAGCGCGTTGCGTCACTGTGTTGCAAGGAAAGAAGCCTAGGATATTTCTACCCTAGGCTTCACGGCTATGGTAACCTATAAGACCTCTCTGCCAACAAGGTCTTAACTCCAATTACTTTTCTAGCAGTAATTGAACGGCATTTTATGTGTCCTGCTATTTATATCCCGCCTACAGGCTAGGTTGCTTGCGGTCCCCTTCTGGCTAGAACCAAGGCTAGGGATAGCCTCAAGAATTCTAGGGTATTTCTACCCTAGAATCCTCAACCCGTCTATAAGCCGGACGGGGACGGGGCGGGGTCTTAGGCCTTCGCTTCCGAAGTTGCCGCCGGGGTCTCAACCTTCTTCGCCAACTTGCGCTCCACGCAAACGGCGATCAATGCCTCGATCTTTGCAGGGTCTCGCATAGTACCCTGCTCAACCATTCCCACCATTCCAAGCAAGCCATGGTCATCCATGGCACGATACCGCTCCAACGCTGACTGCCGTTGGGTGACGGTGACGGCGTACTTCACGCCATCTAACAGAAATGTAGGCATGTCCTACTCCTAAGTTGCCTGTATCCACAGGCAAGGTAGTGAAAGTGTACCAGAAACACTCTGGTACATGAAACACCCGTCAAGCCTTCCCGCTCAACGGGCGCGAAAGAGGATCACCTCTCATGCTTGCACAGGAACATCGAACAACGAACTGCCACTGTGTGCAGTTCAGACTCCTGAACTAGAATCTTCCGAATCGACTTGGAACCGTTGGAGACATCCTCCTTGTCGGAGTCGGTGTAGTTATGAACCGGCTCATTTTCGTACTTCTCCGTGAACTCGATCAGTCGTTCAAGAGTATCCAAGAGCAAGGTCAACTTCTGAACAAACTTCTTCCAATCCAACATGGTAGCATCAACCACGATCACATCCGTGGCAACGCTCTCCTGCGTGGATTCATCCACGCTCCGTACTCTAGACATCCTGTCTAGAATCTTCAACCCTCGGAGACGGAAGTCTCCAAGGACAGACCTATAGTAATGGTCTATGTACTCTGACATGCATGCTTCCTTTCCGGCAGGCACACCCCACCGTGCCCTGCCACATCTGCCCGGCAGCCCCCGGGCTTACCACCGGGGGCTGCGGTCCGGGGTACACTCCGGGGTAGAAAAAAGCAGATACCCCCAAGGATGTACCCATGTACCCAAAATCGTACCAAAAGTACCCCAAGGCGTACCCAAAAGGCACGAACTACGGTACGGTACGAGTACAATGCGGTACTTAGGGGTACCCTACGGTACGGATTACGGTATGGTAAAAGTACCATGCGGTACATAGGGGTACCCCACGACGTACCGTAGGGTATGGTATGGTAGGGCATGGTACAGTAGGGTACCGTGGGTACCTTTCTTCATCTCCTTCTTGCTTCATTTAGCCATTCTTCTGCTTGTATCCCTCCTTGACATGGAGATGGGTGTGCCACCCAGTGGCACGCGCCTCAGCGGTGAACTTCTTGAAGAACTGCCACTTGGCCTCCGACAGGTTGGGATTCCTGACGGTGACCGAGATCTTCTCTCCCGAGACAGTATGAACTGCCTTCGCGGAGACGAGGAACTCGTCCCCAATCTTCTCCAAGGAGATGTGGGGAGTCTCCCACTGATTGGGGATGAAGTCCCACCCCAATGCCTTCAACTTCATCTTCAAGGGAGCGTAGGGCATGCCCACGCTCACCTTGAACGGGAGACTGCTGATGTCTCCCTCGATGTTGGTGACGGCATACGTCCTGTCCACGATGATCGAAATCATCGTGGTCCTGTCCTTGGACAAGATCAGGTGGTGCAACGATCCACGCATGACAACCTCCGGTGCTAAGCACCGATAGAGAAATGAACGCCCAGCCACGTTGGCTGGGTAAATCCTCCGCCCCCGGTTAAGGGAGCGGAGGGTTCCACGCCCTGCGTGCGTCAGCCCAAGAAGTGTTGAGCCTTCCCGAACCGGTTCACATCTGCTCCCTCGTAGGGGAGCGGCTGAACCTTGGAAGGAATCAACACGGCAGTGTTGAGCCACTGCCGATCCAACTTGTGGATCATGGCCACCCTGAACGCTCTCCTGACCCAGAATGCCCCACAGATGTGGGTACCAAACGAGTCATGGATCGGAGCCAGACGGTACCCCGAATTCTTGGCCATCACGGCCAGGAAGTGAACGAGAGAGGCATCCACCGAATGGATCACATTCGGTGGTCCCGCCGCATCCGAGGACTCCATCTTCACGGGCTGGAAGGACACGCGGTACCTACCATCATACCTACTGGTAAGGTTGATGGTGATAGGATCTGCCTCAAGATCCACCACCATCTGGCGGTTGAACACATGACAGCCGCTTGGTGATGTCCAGTTAAGGACACAACCAGCCTTCCCAACCGCCCTAGATGCTGCCTTGATCGCCATCATGGCAGGCCTCAAGCGAGTGGTCAAGCCACTGACCGTCTCACTTCCGAACAAGGCATTCTCGTAGGCACGGGCGACATCGCTTGCCACACGAACGGCAAGTTCCCAGCCCATGTCCCTCCACACATCGCAGAACCGACCGTTGAGGTCGTCCAACGAGATTGCCTCAAGCGAACCCGGAAGATAGTTCCCGATGTCATCAAGGAACTTGATCTTCTTGGTGCCATCCTTGAGGATTGCTCCCCGAGTCAGGCTGGGATTCGCTGCCGAGTACACCATCGGCATGATGAAGCCCTTTGCGGTCTTCCGATCCCAGAAGAGAGGGTTTCCCCTCACTTGGGGAGGAAGAAGACCACCCTTGTCCACCAACTCAGCAGTTGCACGGTAGATGCATTGCTTGGTCTCCGAGGGGTAGAGGTTTGTGAATCGACACAAGCCCTCGTCACCAGTGAACCAACCGAACAACGCCGGTCCACTGGCAGTCTGGTCCTGCTGAAGGATGTATCCAGACTTCCCCTCTTCAAGGATCTCTCGGATTGCCTCCGCTGCACGGAGAGTGCAGAACGGCTTCTTGCTTGTGGCAGTTTTGATGAACGCCACTGGGTCGGCAAGAATTGACCGATAGTTGGCTTCGGTCACGCCGTACTCCTCTGCAACCACCTGCAAGAAGATCTGGATGTCATGATCCGATGCTGGCAACTTCTCCGAGAAGTCACAGATGGCTCTGTGTGCATCCCCACCTTGGTAGGAGGCGATGCCTTGGCTATCCGTGTACACTCGGTAGCGGAAGTCCGGGAACATGGGAAGGAAGTACTCCCTAGTCCCGAAGACAGCGAACTCCTTCAACATCAGGAGTTCCATCATGTCTTTCTTCGGATCGAAGAACCCTTCCGAAGCAAGGCTCCGCATCGTCGCCAGAATCAGGGGATTGGGAACGAACGTTCCCTCGCTCAGGTAGTTGACCGCCTCCATGTAGGTTGGAGACAAGTCATTCCCGAGGATGTTTCCCTCTGGGGCGATGCTACGACGCCGAACCTCATCGTTTCCACGCTGAAGCCGACCCGCAGTGCTACCCTTGAAGGGAACTCTGCCGTTCCTGATGAACAGCCTAGCGTCCTTGCCCTTGCCGAGCGGGAACACCTTGAGGTTTCCCTCGTCGATCCCCATCTGGACCAAATTCGCCAGATCCTCCGGCTCCGTGCAGCCGGTCATGCTGGCGATGCGCTGCATGAAAGCAGACGCACGCAGAACATGGTTCAACAGGTACTCGTACATGATGTACCTATCTCCTAGTTGACCCAGTTAGTGAAAGATCTGTGGTTGGGTCAGTTCACAGACCTTAGTTGCTGCGACAGTGCAGCCCAAGGACTCCCCCATTGCTGGGGGAGCCAAGGGCAGCACTGTCGCAACGGAAGATCTTACTTACTTGAGTTGTGGCGGACAGTTCTCTCCCTTCTTAATCATGGCCAGGATTGCGGCGTTTGCACGCCGACAATCAAACTTGGAGCCGAAGGTGTCGTGGAGGCTGCGTTGCCCCCACTTGGGGCCGGAGGTGTCGTGGAGGCTGCGCTCCCCGGCCTCCTTTCGACCCACCACCACAGATTCCACCGTCTTCCTCAAGGAGGAAATGAACTCCTCCATTGTGAAGATGGCGGTCTTGATCTCGTCCCCTGCAACACTCAGGGGAAGGCTCACCGAGAAAACTGGGACATCATAGCCCCCGCCTCGGTGAGCATGGTGGATGATGTAGCCAAACTTATCGCTACACCAGAGGGAGAGCCCCTCGCCTGCTGGACACAGATACCGTTTCAATGGTATCCTCCTTTGCCCTATAGTGTAATGCCATGCATTGGGCATGTGCATGACATGTGCTGTGACAGTACAGCCATGGCTCCCCTATTGCTAGGGGAGCCGAGGTTATACTATCCGTTCTCTTCCTCCAGCATGTGCTGGAGGACTTCTCCCGCGTAGGAAAGAAGAGTACCGCTAAGGACCACAGGGGGTGTTCCCAACTCCAAAACACCCGAGGGGCCCCTTGCGGAGAGCAAGAGATCCCTATCCCCGTACCAAATTGTGAACACCCCAAACTGATTCGCCACCACACCGATGCAATGACTTTCCTTAGTCATTACACTCTCCTATTGCCCTACGGTGTCATGTTATGCATCGGGCATGTGCATGACATTTGCTGCGACAGTGCAGCCATGGCTCCCCTATTGCTAGGGGAGCCTAGGTTACACTGACAAGCCCGCAAGGACCGCGTAGAGGATCCATGCGGCGATCGCGAACACCCAGACCAAACGATCAACATAACGCTGCATTCTTTGCGAGAAACGCATGACGGATTCCTTTGCCCAATGGTAGGCTGGGCTGCCTTTGCTGTGACAGTACAGCCATGGCTCCCCTATTGCTAGGGGAGCCAAGGACATACTGTTCTAATTGGGGGGGTAAGGGGGGTAACGCTACCTCCCAATTTGTTACTACCCCCGTCCAAATTCCTGACCCCCTAGTCGATTTTTATTTTGCGGTTTTCTTGGACTCCCTGAATGCTCTTGATGTGGGGGCACCCTTGGATCCCGGCTTGCGCATCTTTTCTCCAGATCCTGCCTTGATTCTCTTCCGTTTTGCGTGTATGTTGTCGTAAAGACCTCTTTTCTTCATGTCAGCACTTCCACTTTCTTCGTGCCTTGCATGCCCTCTTGTCCGGGGTAGCACGGCAATCGATGTCGAATTTCTTGATCTGACCTAGGTTGCGGGCACAAAAGGACTTCTTTCTTGGTCCCCCTCCGGGTTGCGGCGGCTTGAGGTTGGATCCGGTCTTTCGGTTGATCATGGACCTTCCCTTGGCGGTAAGCCCTCCGCTTGGATCTTTGCATCCATTCTTGATGCTACATCCTTTCATATCTCCCTTGCTCATTATGGTCCTCCTAGTTGTGGGGGTGGGGTTGATGGGTTTGAGGCTCTGGCCGATGCCTTCTTACTACCCCAAGGTGTTAGAACTTGTACGTTCTTTGGTGGGGTTGGGGTGGTTGGAGCCTGAGGTTGCGTAGGAGCCACGGTATTGCCCTGTGTTGGGTTTTGTGGCGTTGTTGGTGTCTGGGTAGCCTGCGGGCTTGCTGCCTGCACAGGGGGAATCAGGGCGTCTAGGAATGGGGGCATGGATCTAGACAGATTTGAGTACCCTGTTGGAAACAGTTCCTTAAGAAGGTCTCTTACAAGTTTATATTCATCCATGTGATCCTTGTCCATGATGTGGTTGGCTATGGATACAGGACTGAAGGAGGATCCATTGGATGAGGACTTTGTTTTTCTACCTGCTTGGTAATTGGGATCTATTGATCTTGTTATTCCATATCTTACGGTTGGTCCGATGGCCGGGACCAACCTCAACAACAGATCCGCTAGTGCTGCTGAATCAAAGGTTTCATCTTGGTTAACGGCATCATTTACTATTCTTCCTGCTCTTGAAAATCCAGATACCATGGCCATGAATGATGGTGGAAGACCAGCGGCCATGATTCTTGGATTTGTAAATTGATTCTTACCAGTGAAGACCGTGCTTCCACTGATTATTGCAAGTTGTGCAAGTGTTCCAAAAAGCATCCGGTTTGAGATGAATGGGTTTCTTGCAACAACGGATGCAATCTTGGTTATGTCCTCTCCGTTGATGTTTCCCCGTGAAATTCTTTCCAGATCGTCATCTGATATCACACCAGCAAGGAACATGAGGCCAAAGTTGTAGATGATGTCTGCTGCTGCCGCAACAAGAAGGCGACCGGCAAGGAGCATGGGTGTTGTCCTGCCATAAGTCTCAAGGGCAAACTGGGTGACGAACAGTTTTGGGAAGGATCGGTATAGGTTGAATAGGAATGATTTTGGATCTCCCTTTGTGGGCCTGTCCAATGTGTTTCCTTCTACGATTGTTTGTCTTGCATATGCTTTTTGGAATCTTCCAACTGCTGCAAGTGCCTCATAAAGATCGTTCTTTATCAAGCCCCCAGATTCAGGAACCTCTTCCCACAATGTTCTATTGAGGTCCATCTCCATTTGGATTTGGATGTTTCCGATGTCCAAGAACTCACGCCTTGTGATTCCCTGCTTGGATGTCCCGTATCTATCTATGATGTACTTGAGTGCCTTTATGTTCTTGTCTGACAAAACCCCGGATTCCCACATGAGTTGCAGCAGCACCTTTTCTGTTCCTGCAAAGTCAAGTATTCTTTCTGTTCCGACCTCTCTTATTGCATTCTCATACATGTCTTGGTTCTTTGGTCCTTTGTAGTTCTTGATGAACTCAAGGTATTCTTCCATCTTCCCGAGCCTCTTGAGCAGTTGTCTTTGCCCTTGACGCATGAGTGCTGCTCTTAGTGCGGGTTCTGCAATGAGGTGAGAATCCCTTAGTCTCCTCCACCAACTTGCTCCCACAGCACCAAGGTTTCTACGATTCATTCCAAGTCTTTCCCTTGCATCAAATGGTATTTCGTCATAGTCAATAAGGTGATGCTCCATAAATCCTCTTGTTGCTGTGTCCATGTCAAACAACGCATCAGGCACCGTGGTCCACAATGATCTATTTAGCAGCCTGTTTCCATATCTTCTGCTGAATACGTTCACCAAAAGACCAGCCATTCCGGTAAGCATATCCTTGTAGAGGGAGATATGGTTTCCGCCAAACATGGCAGTTGTTGCTGCACCTATGGTACCTTCGTTAAGCATGGTTGCTGCGTTTCTGTTTGGTCCCCACATTGTTGTTGTAACCACATCGGCAGTCTTGACAAGAATGTTTTCTGCTCCAGATCCTTCTGTTTCTTCGATCTTTGTGGCGGCACCAATTGCAAGATCATGCTTTCTCTTCACTTCCTTGAGGACAATATCCCAATCACTATCTGATTGTGCTTTCTGGATTGCCTTAATGAGCCATGAAAAGGATAATCCCTTGACTCCGGTGAGGTCTTGTATTGCTTTGTTGTTGTATGCAGATCTTGAAATATTCCTTTCCATGCCGACAATGATGGATCTCAGGTCAATTGTAAACCCTTCTTGCAAGATTCTTCCTTGTTCAGGGGTCAATCCATTGTCTTGACGAAAGATATCATTGGCAGTCAGGTCCAATGACGAGGAATCTGGCATGATTGTGCCATGGCCATGGGTCATAAGGTGCTTTCTGGCATGCAAGGAAGCCACGGAATATCCCATGTTGTCTATTGATTCCTTCATATACTTGGGAGGCGAAGACGATCCGTGGAAAATGGAGGAAAGACGACCATCTAGAATGTCCGTTGCATGGGAGACTACCGAGTAATCGCTTGTGTCCACCCTGTTTTTCAACTCATTGATCACAATATCCAATTGCTCAGGGTTCAAGGATTTGAAAATTGATTTATAAGTGGCTCCAGACTTTGCCATTCTTAGTAATCTTATTGCAGCATCGTTCAAGGTTTCCTGAATTGATAAAAATTCACCACTGTATGGTGAGTATTTAATCTTAGACTTGAAGTTAAACTTTGCTTGCTTATCGTTTGGTCTTTTTTCTGCCCAAATATTTGAAGCAAACTCTTCAATCTCGTCCAGAATAAGTCTTTGACCGCGAGTAAGAACTTTGGTCCCGCCCATATCTTTATTTATTGAGGCATAAAACACCTGTATGGATGAAAGTACTCCCGTTTCGGTTGAAATGGTCTTGTCAATCTGGAAAAACCCTCCGCTAAGGTAGAGTGAGTAAGAATCTGCAATTCCATCTTGACGCATGTTTGAAAGAATCTTGTTTCGGTATGCAGTTGTAAGGGAATTCACAAAGGACGAGGCTGTTTCTGCTGTTGTCTCTGCAAGATAAGAGTTGTTTACTCTCAAGGCAATCATGTCTTTTGGCGGAATGAGTGATTCTGTGTATGCTCCATACTTTTTTGCTATGTCTACGAAATTTTGCATGTTTCTTGCATACAGTTCAGCATGTTTTTTGGCATCCTCAAACATTTGATCTGTAAGTCTACCTCCCAAAGGAAGAGAATCTTTGCTTTCTGGTCTATCATAAAGAAGATAATCAAATGCACTCCTTTCAATCAGAATGCCTTGTTCTGTGTTATAGGTACTTCTTATGCGGTGTGAGTTTCTTACGACTGGTCTTGAAAACTGTTGAATATAGTTCAATGAGTGAAGGACTCCACCAACAGCACCACCATATACATTTTGCCCCGATCCTTTTGTTGCATCTAGAAGAAAGCCTAGAGCCGCTAGGATTGGTTCAGATGATGCATAGGTGAGGTTTGCACTGTTTCCTCCCCCTATTCCATAGACTCCTCCTGTTCCAGGCTCGCCAATCTTTCTGGAAGTCCCATAGTACAAGACATCTGCAAGCCATTGCTTGATTCTTTTGCCTTTGCTTGGCAGGTCTCTGAGTATCCCGGCAATGCTGGCAATTTCTCCGCCCCTTCTGCCCCTAAGTGTTGCAACCTTTTCAAGAACAAAAGTAGCCAATGCTTTGTCTTCTGCCGCATTGCGTGGTTGTCTGCTTATTGTCATGTCTCCGTCAACAATACCAATCATTCCACTCATTTGTTTTAGATAATCTAATGTTGATTGTCCAAGAATAGTTCTTGATTTTGGACCAGATAAATATGGCTCGGTTTCTTCCACAAGTGAAGCAAATATTGCAGTCTGATCTTCATTCAATGTTTTGATTTGTTCAAGGTCGTTTCTAAGTGTTATCTTGTCGTGGAGTGTTTTTATGTCTGCCTCGGTCAACAGTGCTGATCCCTTCGGCAATTCAGTCAGTGGGTATGAGAATGATCTGGTTGCGATCTCTGCCAAGGCCCTAGACTTGCTATAGGTGTTTCCAAAATTGAACATTACCTCAATGGCATTGTCCATCAGTCTCATGGCTTCTGGGTTTTGATTTTTGAATACCTGCATTCTCTGTACAACGGATGAAGCCAATCTCTTTATTCTGTTGAACGCTCTTTCCCACCAACTGGCAGACTCATCTGCAACAACATACTTGTCTCTTATTCTTCTTACATTTTCAATCACGCTCTTGTTGTTGATTGTTCTGGAAATAAGGATGAATGCTCCCCACTCAGCAAGGAACTCTTCTGGGTTTGTGGTATAGTGTTGGATCAGGTCGTTGATTTCCATGCGATCCCCAGAAAACATCGTTGTCACCATGTCTGTTATGGCATCCTTGCCAGAATTTGTCCTGAATGCAGTAAGGAACCCCTGATATACTTCACTATCTGTTTCAAGGTGTTGCATTCTTGCGATGTGGGATATTTCGTGGGCAAACACTTCAAGTGCTTCTGGTGCTGCTCTCTTCTTCAGCAACTCTGGATTCAACTTGATTACAAACCTATCCTTAATCTGAAGTGATTTACCAGCACGCTCCATGTTTGGGTCTAGTATTATGGATAGGTTGTTTGCAAACTCTTCGTTGTGGACAAGGATGATTCCAAGCATTCCCTTGTACAACTCGGCAGTCTCTTCCGATATTGCACCTTGTTTTACAAGGTCTTGAATGGCAATCTCAATCTTCTGTCCATCTACCCCGAAAGCACTTGTCAATCCATCTTCCTCCGCAAGAGAAAGGACATCCTCATCCATTAGCCGGATTTCTTCTGTAGAATACTGGTGATTGGCTCTTTGTAGTGCCTTCTTTGCCTTGGTTACTTCCTTTGCATTGGTAATGTCAGTGACCCCAATGCTTTGAAGGACGCTGTTCAATACGTTTGGGATGTCTGCAATAGGTCCATTTAGTTCCACATATCTCTTGGCAGCATGGAAGTATTGGTTTCTGATCTCATCCCTATTTAAGGCTGAAAGATATGCCCCTGTATATTCTCTTGCCACGGAATAAAGGCTGTTTAGTTCCGCGTCACTCATGACATCGCCCACATATGCACGAAGTCTTCGTTTTGATGAGATGGTATTCTGGCCATCAACCTGTGCAAGGAGGATTACAGCGGGAATAATGTATTTGTTAGTTGAGTCTAGTAATGCACGCAGTTGCCTCCCTTCTTCCTCAAGACCATACATGTCTGCAAGTTGAATTGCTTGGTTGATCTTGGCTCCCCATGCCATATCAAGAGCCGTTCCTCTTGGATCACCATCCTTACCGGCAACATAATAACCTGCATCATATACCTCAAGAGGAAGACCAAAGTCACCACGCATTCTTGTGTTGTTGGTTGTCCTCAACTTGGTTCCTGCTCTTTGGTGAAGCAGGGCTAGGATGTCCATTTGATCTGCATACTCAAGTCTTTGCATCTCATAGAACTTTCTTCTCTCTGCATTCATGAACTTCATGTTCTCATTGGTTGCAACTCCAACGTCCGACCCAAGTGCTGCTGCAATTTCAGCATTGTTGAAGAACACTTGGTTTCGGATCTGTGTGAACATTTTTTTAATGTCTTCAGGAGTAAGATGATACACGGCATTTGCACTTGTTCGTGAGGTATCGAATCTTATTAATCCACCAGATCTTACCTTTGGTGCCTTTCCAGATGATGTGTCTATTTTTGCTGCTTCCTCAAGGTTTTCAAAGTCAACCCTGTTCCCAATCTGCATTCCTCCATAATCATCAAGGAACAAGTAGAGATCAAAATCTCCATATGTACTCATTCTTTCCGACTGTAAGATCTCATCCAGAACTGCTTCTTGATATTGCAATGGAACAGAACTCAACAGCACAAATCCAGTGCCATCTTTTTCCAAGGAATCAAAGTTATCTGGGTCTACCTTTTTCATGTAGTTGGTTGCTATTTCCCTTCCGACAACCTCATACAGGACACCGAAGATTACCCCCAAAGAGTCACGGCTTTGAACCGTAAGTGTTAGTATTCTTGTTTCTCTTTGGTCTGCGGCTGGATCTCCAGTTGCAAGCAAGTTGTTTGTTGGACTAAGACCGAGCGTCAATGGGCTGAGGCTATTGATTCCTTGCTGTGCCATGAATTTGAGGAAATCAATGTAGTACATTCCCTTTATCTTTCTTCCTTCAATTCCTACCATCCTGCCAAACTCAAGATAACTTCTTGACTCATGTGAAACATTGTCGTGGAAAGACCATAGGTTGGTGAGGTCTTGATACATTGCAAGAACGTTTCCTTGAGCCTCTTTGTATTCCGTTTGTTCTTCAATGCCTCCGCCCCTTAACTTCAACCTTTCCATCTTTCTTAAGAACGGATTGATAATTGCATTGGTTATTTTCCAAATAGTAAACAGTTTGGCAATGTCTCCAGATTCAAGAATGTCTCGATATCCATTGGTTTCAGCAAACTTCTCAAGCACATGCATTAGGTTGTTTGCTCTTAGTTCAATTCGTCTTGTTGAACTTCCGGTTGTCATTTCATATGTTGAATCAAATGGTGTTTCATAAACATAAGGTGTCTTGGATCCCTTGTATCTATTCTTGTATCCTCTTGATTCCTTTGGAATAACATCGTTGATTGTGGCAATTTCTCGATCTGGTCTTTGTGCCCTTGTTTTTCTTGTTTCTTCCAACTCCCTTGCATAGAACATTTCTTGTAGTGAGAAGATTCCTCTTTCCTCCCATGGAATATCTGAGTATGGTGCCCTGAATGCAAGAAGTCCCTTTAGATTTGAATTGGAACCGGGATTGTATTCTGATTGAAGAGCATCACCCATGTTTCGTGATGGATCAAGAAGGAATCTAGCGGAGTTTCTAAGTAGTCCTCCATTGCTTCTTCTTAGGTCTCTTACATTATCTGGAAGAGTGGCCTCTTCTCCCATTCCTCTTGCCCACGCACGATTTTCTCTTTCAGACTTTCTCAGCCATTCTGTCATAAATCCTTGTCTGTTTTCCGAGTCTAATGAATAGCCGCCAAACTTTGGAGCATAGGATTTTGAAAGTTGGAGGGCTATGTGTCTTGCAATAAGTTTTTCAATCTCTGTCTCCGCTTGCTCTCTCCCTAGTTTTCCAAGATTGTTTCTACCAAATTCCCACATTGCGTATGGGTTGTCATCCTTATTGTCTGGTGTGTTTTCTCTGACAATGGAGGACAACGCAGAGTTCATTGGTTGGTGCCTGTGCCCATGCATGTAAAGACGCTCACCACTTGAGTCAAGTCCCATTAGAAAGAATATGTTGAAATCCTCAAAGCCCAGAAGATCTTTCTCCTCTAGATCTCTTCCCATAATTCTGGAATGCTCTTCAATCCTTCCCCTAATTCCCTCGGCCTCTGTTTCCCTAAGGCGATATGGAACCCTTTGAAGAGCATTAAGGGCCGTTAGGACTAGAGTAGACTTGTATGCTTCCTCATTGCCCATAAGGATAACATTGAGTTCTCTCATTTGCTCGCTGTTAGAAGTTCTCCCACCAATTTTCTTCATGTATTTGTTTGCTTTGTTGATTCTTTTTTCGTAGGTTTTGAAAACTTCTTCTTCTGTTCTTCGTTCCATGGCAGCAATAAACTTGATTCTCTCTTTCAATGCTTCTTCGACTTGATTAAGAGAAAACATGCTCTTGCCTGCCTCGACAAACCCATTCTTGATTGCAATTTCCCGCAGTCTTGTATGCCATCCCGTAGATGCATATACCTCTCTTAACTCATTTGCAATTTTTTCAGATAGTTTTCTTCTTCCTGCTTCATCTAGGTTTCCAATGGCAGAATCCAATATGTTAAATTGGAGAAATGCTTTGGCATTCATGAGATGCTCTGCAATAAATCTTGCATCAACACCATTCATGTTGTTTTCATTTTTTAATGCCCAATCTCTAATTCCTTCATGTACTGCCTTAAGACCACCCATGTAAAGTCTAGCAATCACTGCGATTTTAAATGCATCTCGTCCTTTACCACTATCTAAGAACTCTCTTAGCCTATCTGTTTGCTCTGCGTTTTTTGTGTCTCGCCTTGCAATGTAAGCCAACTTGATTTTTTCAAGGTTGTCCCTAAGAATATCAACTGCCATTTGATATCTATCTTGTGGATTGTCCTTGAATTCCACTTCTTCAAGCATCCTATCCAATGCTGATCCGTCCTCATCCAAATACATAAGGGTAAGGGCAGCCATGTGGTGAATGCCGTTCATGTCGAAGTCGAAGTAATTGCTTAGGCTATATCCACCCTCTTTATAGGCAGCCTTTCCTCTTTCTAAAGACTTGTAGATCAGATCTGTTGTTAGGATTGGATATGTCATAACATGTGCAAACAGAGGCCCCAAACCAGATAGCAATGCTGCTCCTGATAGGGAACCCGGTGATAATGCATCGTCTGCAAATATTTTTCCTTTAACCTCCTCATTCAAGAAGATCCGTGATCCGGGAGCATATGAAACCGAGTCGTGTTGCCACATCATTAGAAGTTCAGGAAGATCAAGCAAGGCTTCTATTGCTCTTCTTCGGTATTCATTCATATCTGGAAGTCGATTCAGCAGTCCTCTATTGTTTGTGTTTGGAAGAAGTTGCAAAAGCAATTCACTTATTTCTGCAATGACCTCATCAGGGTTTTCTCTCTGTTTCTTGTAGGCATCGATGATTGCTGTTGCCGCTTCCCTGCTGCTTATTGGTGAACTAAGAATGTGACTAATTCTTTGCCTAAGTCTGTAGTCGCCATATGCAGTTTCAATTTCAGACAACGATCGTGGGAAAATATGGTTGACTTCCCCAAGCAAAGGCAGGCGGTAAATCATCGGCATGTCTACCTTATGAGATGCATCTGAAGCCTTGGCTATTTCCTCGGCCCGCATTGCATCTGTCCCTCTTGCTATTATCCCCTCAGCATGGAGAGATTTCCTGAATCCCTGAGGTGTTCTTGTTATGATCTGAATGACGCCCCTGCCTAGGCTGTTGCCAATCGCAAAGTCAATTTTTCCGTTTCCAAAATCAACAATATCAAACTCCTTGTGGCTGGAGTATTTTTTGATGGTGTGGACAATTAGGTTAAAGATGAAATCCTGTTCTGATTCTAGGCTATCCTTAGGAACAAAACCAACAATCTCAGCCAACTCAGAAAGGTCAAGTCTTGATTCCTTAATCTGATCCATGGCACCCTTGATAATTGAGTCAATGTATTGGTTTTTCTGTGTCTCTTTGCTTCCCTCAGCAAAGTTGATCCCGGGTATTCTTCCGCCTGTCTCAGTTATACCTCTTATGCTGATAGGAAGCCTGCTCCCTGCTTTTTCATATGCTGCCTTGTTGTTTTCTGAAGAAGCCTTTGAGTTCTCTCTTGCAATGTTTATTGCAGTGAGGTAAGCCTGTTCTTCTGGCGTAACCCCTCGTTCGGCAAGGTCCATCATTGCCTTGCCAAATGCCCTTGTGTTTGGGGAATACTCAAGAGAAATAGCCATCAATGACATGATGATGGGTTGTGCCTTGTCTAGGTCAATTACAACCTTGGCAGAGCCATCTCTAGGAAGAACCCCATCAAATGCTGTTGCCATCTGCCTTCCCTCAGGAAGTGCGCGCCAATTAGAAACAGCATCCTCAACCCCACCAAAGATTTGGGATTGATATGATGCAAGACTCCAAGTTGGAATGATTGGCTTGAGTGCGACGGAGTAGATGTTTCCATCCGCATTCCTGATTCTTACGGCTGCTCCATCTCTTTGTCTTAGTTCCTTGAGAGTCTGGATGGTAAGCCTTCCGTCAGACATGGAGTATTCATAAAGAAGCCTTCTTGCATCGGACTCACTCAATTCATTCATTTCCTCTACAATGACTTCCTTTTCACCATCACTCATCTTTGAGTTGTCTATCTTAGACAAGTCTCTAATTGTAATGGTTCTTCCCATTGATCTCTTCTTCCACAATGTTGGCATATAACCTCGCCCAACCTTGCTTTCAAGGATGTTGAGTGCATCTGCTGTGTTGCCTAGGCTATACATCCTGCTTTTTGGTGTTGTGTCTGTGCTTGTTGTGCTGTCAAATGCTCTTAGGTTTTGGAAGATATCAACGCTTCTTAATACAATTCTAGCAGCAAGTTGTCTTGCTTCTGGTGTTCCAATTGTTTCTGCCATTGCAAGGAGGTCAAATCCGTTTCCATTGAATGTTACAAGCATCTTTCCTTGGTTCTGCATGTCTTCAATCTCTTGAAGCATGCTCATTAGTTCTTCATTTGTGAATATGTTGCCATCTCCACTGGATCTTACGGACTCAGGGTTTTCTGAATTATTCTCATCCATAAGAATGATTGTGTGAATGCCACCTTGATTGTCGAGGTGGGTCTCAATATCAAAAGAGAATACTGTAGCAGTCTTTGCCCATTCAACTGGGTCCGTAAACTCCCTTGAGTTAAAGACCTCATCGCTTAACCCAAGATCCTTAAGAACGCTCTTGGCAATGGACACCATCTCGGCATGAGACATGTGTGCATTTCGTGTGTTTCCTCTGTCCCATCTAATAGCACTCTTAAACAAGACGGAAGCATCGACATCATCTAGTTTCTCAATCTCACTTAGGATCTTGCTAATAAAGGCAACATCAACAAACTTACCAAATTGAGGAAGTCTTCTCAGTGTTTCCAATCTATAGAGAAATGACCTTAGTTTGCCGTATAGAACCTCGCCCTCATTCTCTGAAAATAGATTGGCTGGTGGTATGATTCCCGGTGTAGATAGGACACCTGCGTCCTTAATTGTAATGGTTGGAACAATAGGATAATCCCCATCTGCCTCTTCAATAGAGGCCCCCTCTGTCTCAGGATCAATAGATGTTTCAGAGATTTCCGTTAGCGACTGCTTGTCTGAGAACTCCATATCCAAAATAAATCGTTCTCTAGATCCTGCATACTCAAAGGCAAGTGCCTTGTATTCAGAAAACAAAGCATCAACATCCTTGCGTGTCAATGGCTTGTTCTTCTCCACCCGTTGCATGACAAAGTTGTCACCGAATAGTTTTCCTACCACAACAGCATCAACTGTGCTTGACTCTTTGAACAGTCCCTCGATAACTTGATTCTTGAATTGAATGTCTTCTGAGACCTCCGCAAGTTGCATAGCCAATTGCCTTCCAGTTGCTGGAGCATTGTCGATAATGTTGTTAATTGCCACTGCTCTATTAATACCAAACTTAGACAATTCAGAGATCAATCTTCTTCTGTCCATCTCCAATCTTGATATTGCCCCACCCATTGGAGAGTCGTTTGTTTTTTCTATAAGTTTGGCCAAACTTTGTTTTAGTGTTTCGCTAATACTACCTGTCTCTTCTTTTATTTTTTCTATTTGCTTTTTGATTCTAGCCGCTTCTTGTTTTAACCTTCTCTTTTGTGCCTCAGGAGATGAATCGATCTTTCTATTTAGTGCTTCTAATGAATTTCCTAGTTTTGTTAGTCTTTCCGCATTTTTTCTTAACTTGTCTTTTATCCTTTTTTTCTCATTGTCTAGACCTTTAGTTTCATTCTCCCTGAGGGTTTTATATGTTATGAGAGACTCTTCAATGATCCTCAGTTCTGCATCCAGTTCTTTTATCTTCCTGTAATCCCTTCCAAGTTTTGTGTTCTGCTTGTCAATGCGTTCTATCTTTCTTCTAATAAGACGCATCCTTCTTGCGCCTTTGGTGTTTCCTGCTGCTGCCAGTTCCTTCTCACGTTGAGCAA